CTATTTATTGGCTACTTTGAGTTGGGTTCTGAATGATCCGAACCGAGCAAGGGTCTCACTTTGATCTGGGCGCAGCAAGGTCTTTTCGACATAATGCCTGTCGGCTACCGAAGTGCTCGCATGGCCCAACTGCCGCATAGCAGCCTCTGTTCCGAGAGCAGTCGCCACGGCCTTTCGTAGGTCGTGTGGCGTCATCCACGCGGCATCAGAGCCCCGCAAGGCGGTTCTCCACTGTTGCCGGACATTCTCAGGCCAACGAGGCCCACCGTTCGCAGAGGGGAATACCCACGCCACCACAGCGCTCTTGTAGCGCTTCGACAACATCGGGCGAACGAATTCAGGTATATGCAAAGTGCGCCTAGAAGCTGCCGATTTTAGCGGGCCCCTAACTAGCCCCTCCCCCGGAACGCTAATTAGGGTCGCGTCGATCGTTACCGTCCAGGTTTCCCAATTGAGGTCAGACCACTGAAACGCGAGAACTTCGCCAATCCTTCCACCGGTCGCTAGCATCACATCAGCAAAGTCCGTGAGATCCCGGATCGAACCTGAACGAACAGGCGCGACCGCATCGTATGCAGCGAGACGCCTATACAGTTCGGCAATAGTCTCCATGTCAGGAGCTCGAACCGCCTTGAGCTCGATAATGGGCATACGTAGATTCTTGCCAGGGTTGTCCCTTATCGCGCCGTTTCTCACGGCAAGCCCCATCATTCCCGTGAGCACGATCCCAAGAATTTTCGCTTGCGAGGCGCCAGAAGATTCCTCAACCAGATCGATTATCCGCTGTAGACGCGGAACAGTTGCCTCTTGGATCCTTATTGCCCCCACATGCGAATTGACATGCGAGTTGACCACGGACTTGTATCGTCGCTTGGTACCCGCAGCTTTTTTTGTCTTATCCAGATCAGCCACCCATGCCTTCGCGAGCGCCGATAGCGGTGAGCTTGGCGTGATGTATTCGGACGCTGGCGACAGTCGGTCACGTAGCGCCTCCTTTAGTGCCTCTTCTGCCTTGGCAGGGCTTTTACCGACCCGCAGTAGCCGCCGCCGCTTCCCGTCTAGATCGCGGTAGTAGGCGACGGCGGCCGGCGTTCCGGCCAAAGTGACTGTTCGGCGTATTTTCCCCCAAGTTTCTAGAGGGAGTGGCGCTCGTGCCATTTCAATCTCCTTGGATGTCGGTGGTCGAATATATGGTGGAATAAATGTTCGAATCACCGGGGAATAAGGGGTATAAATTGTGAACACAGTTTCTAGACTCGCTGAGCAAGCTCTTCTTGCTGGGGTCAAGGTGTCAGTCTTGCTCGACTGCTACCTCAGCACGGTCAAAGATGACGCGCGGGTCAGCTCCGAGAGCTAGAGAAATCTCCACGAATGCAGGGGTTGGGATGTCGCGCTTTCCGTTGAGGTAGTTCAATACGGCGCTTTTTGACAACCCGGTCGTTTTGACGAGAAATTCAATTGTTACCCGCTTGCGCCCGCGCTCAGCCCGAAGCTCAGCGGCGACGGCCTGGTTGTAAGCATCTCCATAAGTACCCATGAGTGAACCATAGCGCCGTTTTGTAGTCTTTGGTACTCAAAGTGGCCTTTTGGGTTTTCGTATGGATGTTGTGAGGTTTGCAAACGGAGGCTAAGGTTTTCATATGACTACCACACAGACCAGCGCGGCACTGATTGCAGCCGCCATAAAAGAGGCTGAGCGTTCCTTCAAGTGGACTGCGGATAAGGCCGGAATGTCTATGTCAACATTCGGGCGAAAGCTACATGGAGGCGGAGATTTCACTGTTAGTGAAGTTGCCCGCGTCGGGAGGGCGCTCGGCGTCCACCCGTCCGATCTACTACCCGATGAGTTTCATCTGGTCGCCGCATGACCGCCCTACTGGGCCCAGTGCTGAATTCGGATGAAGCCGCTAAGTACTGCGGTTTCAGAGGCGGTGGGCAGACCATGCGGGACCTCAAGCAGAAACAGGCCGGCCCCGCTTGGAGCAGGCTCGGCAAAATCCTGGTCTACTACCCATCCGATCTTGACGCCTGGATAGCTGCACGCCTGGGATCAAAAAAGCTCGGCGCTGTAATCCCTCACGAAGACAAAAAAGTATTAAATCCCGTGCCCAATTTTCAGGATATTTCCGATGGGCAGATCGCATCATGACCGCCCTCGACATCTTCACCCGCTCTGGCACTCTCGTCATCTCGTCCGAGACTGTCGCGGATGGATCCGGCGTCCAGCACAAGAACGTGCTCGATCTTATTGACGCCAACCGGGCCGACTTCGAGGACTTCGGCTTGGTCGCGTTTGAAACGCGAGCAAGATCAGCGGGTCAGCACGGCGGTGGCGTCGCACGCATCGCTCTCCTAAATGAGCAGCAGGCCACTCTCCTCATGACCTTCCAGCGCAACACCGATCAGGTGCGCAGTTTCAAGAAGGCTCTCGTCCGGGCGTTTTTCGACATGGCGCGCCGTGCAGTCCCTGCGCCGGCTGAACTCACTCGCATGCAGATTCTTGAGCTTGCGATGGAGTCGGAACAGAGAGCGATTTCAGCCACTGTCCGCGCCGAGGTCGCCGAGGAGTTCAAAGAGGCCATCGAGCTAAACGACGGCATTACCCCGCGCGACTTCCACAAGAAGTATCTGCCCGGTGTGACAGAAACCGAATTCAGCGCCGCCCTGTACCGTCACCGTCTCCTGATCGATCAGACCGGGCAGCGCGGGCGAAACGCCAAGGGCAAGATCATCAACGGCAAGCAGCACCGCCACCCTACATATCAGGGCAAGGCGTTCTTTTACCTGCACTCTGAACTCGACCGGGACAAGATCCGCCGCGAACACGTGCGCGTGATTCCCGGTGAGCCTGAGTTGCTCCTCGTGAAATGGTGCGCGGCCCGAGGTCTCCAACAGAGTGGCCGCTCAATCCGCGATGCGGTCGAGGCCCTCACCCCGTAACACCCCCAAATTCTTTCCCCTCGCTCTGAGGGGAATCCGCCGGCGTGCAATTTTCCGGCAACTGCACCACATTCCCCTGGCCGCGCGACGCCGTAATAGGCCCTGCGTAGGAGGGGGAGCACGTTTCTTGGTAACTACACACAGAACCCCGCGAAATAGATGAGGGGACGCCTCCGCACGGTTTAGCACCCGGCCGGAGAGGCGCAGCGCTTGCTGCGTAGGTACAGACGTGAGAGGTCGCGTGCCAGCAATGACCCTGCCGAGTTGGCAGGGGTTAGAACGCAGTACGAATCCTGATGGTGCGAGTAAGCGGGGCGAAGTCGGCCCCTATCGCTGAAGGGGTTCACGCCCGGTTGGAGTCGAGCCCTGACCGGGCACATGGGCGGGTAGCTCAACTGGAAGAGCGCGGGTTCCCCCACCCGATATGCCGGTTCGATCCCGGCGCCGTCCACTCATCAACCGAATGTCACGAAAGGACATCGCATGTCAGACAAGAAGATCAGCCCCCGCAAGACGCGCAACACCGCGGCGAACGAAGCACGTCACGCGGCCAACGTCGCGCTGGTGGCAGCTCTCGGCATTCCTGCCGCCACAAGCGAGCACCTCAAGCTACGGCGCGACGGCAAGGGGAACACGTACCAGGTGACGACGACGAAGCGTGTTCGTGAGTCGAAGTTGCTGCGCAAGGCAGAACGCGGACGGCAGCGCACGGCGGAGTTAATCATCCGCGAGGTGAAGGCCAGAAGCGAAGACGCCGCGATCGAAGCCGAGCTCGCCGAGACGGTGCGCTGACCCAAACACGAAAACGGCCCCCGAGGTTCAGTCGGGGGCCATGACACAGAAACGAGATCCAATGACAAGAACTGAGATTACCACCGCCTACGCCGAGCGCCTGGACGACCTCAAGGTGATCACGTTGACCGATGGGGAGGTGTGGAGCGCGCGCGACCTGATGGGATTTGTCGGGTACATCGAGTGGCGCAAGTTCAACGAGGCAATCAATCGTGCCATCGCCTCAGTCAACGCGTCCGGGATGGATGCCTCGGGACATTTTGTCCCCGCCGCCAAATCATCCCCGATGCCGAACGGCGGGCACCGGCAGATCGAAGATGTCGAGCTAACCCGTTACGGCTGCTACATCCTCTTCCAAAACGCCGATGGGCGAAAGCCTGAGATCGCAGCCATGCAGTCGTATTTTGCACAGCAGACGCGGCGCCAAGAGATTGCTGCACCCGCCGCGCTCCCAACCGACTACCTCTCAGCACTCAAGGCGCTTGTCGCTGAGGTGGAGTCGACGGCAGCGCTCAAAGCTCAGGCCGTGATCGATGCCCCAAAGGTTGCCTACGTCAATGAGTTCCTCGCATCCGATGACGTGGTGCTATTCCGCGCCGCTGCATCCGAGCTGGGCGTGGCTGAGGGCGTGCTGCGCGACACGTTACTGGACGCCAAGTGGATTTACAAGCTCGCAATCGGCAAGCGGTGGTCGAAGTCCAAGCAGAAGGAAGTCACCGAAGTCGAGTACCGCGCAGGATCCGCGCACGCCGACAAGTTTCGGCTGATGCCCCAGCACAACGCGCCGCGCTACCACAACGGGCAAGTCAAACAGACCCTCTATATCCGATCTGAATCGCTCCCGGCCATTCGCCGCCGACTGAATCACTTCATCAATTCGAAAGCAGTTGCAGCATGACGAAACCTCCTGCCCCATACCGCTCTGAACCCACGCACGGCCAGAGCATCGTGGACAATGACCGCCGCCGGCGAGCCACTCAGCCCAGTCACCGCCAGCGAGTTGGTCGGCGCAGTCGCCGCCGCCTCTTTCTGCTCTGGTTCTTCGGCTTGCTCGTCGTTGCCCTGACGGCGACTGCCGGGTTCTTCATCGTCAACATCGTTGGAGTCGCATCATGACCGCCGTCGAAGACCTCTCGGTCGCCATCCGCACGCTGACCGACCTGACCGATGCCAGGGCACGCGGGGCAATCGCCGAACTTCGGGATGCCGCCGAACTCAAGGCGGCGCTGCGCCGCACGGTGCCGGGGCTGCTGGCGATCCTGACGGCTGGTGAATTCTGGGTGCACGACAACCTCGGGATTCACGCCGTTCAGCTAGCTCGCCTGATCAACGCTCAACCGGATCCGCACGATGAGCAGCCGTGTTGAAGTCGCCGGGGTTCATTCCGCCGGCCGTCGCGGTCGACGGTGACCGGGTCCGAGTGATTCGCAGGAACAGTGACGGGGACGGCCTCATCGGCTACCAACTGCCCGCGCCGCCCGGCGTTGTCCGGCTGGCAGCGGAGGCCGTCGACGACAACAGGAATGATCCGCCTGACGACTGGTGGCGCGCTACGTATCGCGCCGGCGAAGTCCGCGTCGTCCTGATCCAACGGCGTCCGTGCGTGTTCGCATGACCGCCGCGCACTGGGTGCACTTCCTACTCGTGTTCGGCGTCATCTTCATTTTCATCGGGTGCTGGCTGCTCTGGCCGCTTCCCATCACCTTCCTCGGCTTTGCCTTCATGGCGCCGATGGTCGTACTCGCTTTCATCCAGATAAAGGACATGCAATGACATCGCAGAAAATCGAAAAGATCACCGTTACCGACTTCATGGGGATCGAAGGCACCGTCGAGATGTTCCCCACCGGCCAACTGCAGGTGATCGCCGGGCCGAACGGATCCGGCAAGTCCAGCTTCATGGCCGCCGTCGAGGAATGCTTCGACCCGGCCGGCACCCGGCTGATCCCGAACCCGGTGAACAATAAGGCCACCCGGGCAAAGGTGGAGATCCTGCTCACGGATGGGCGCATCGTCCGCGACTACCCGAAGGACGGGCCCGGCACCCTCACCGCCTACGCCCTCGACGGCGCCAAGTACCCGAGCGGCAAGGAGTTCGTCGCGGGGATCACCGGTGGCCTTCTGTTCGATCCGCAAGATTTCGTGAAGCTGTCCGACAAGGAGCAGCGCCAAACGCTGCTGTCCAAGGTGACGCTGCCGTTCAACCTCGCCGAGATCGATGCTAAACGTAAAGGATTCTTCGACGGGCGCACCGATAAGACCCGCGAGGTGAAGCGCCTGGCCGCGCAGCTCGACGGATGCGCGCCGGCGGATGCGAGCGTGCCGGATGCCGAGGTGTCTGCCGCCTCGCTGTACGCCGAGATGGATGCGATCCGCGAGCACAACAACGAGGTGGAGCGACTGGATGGCGCACACACCGCCGCGACGAATGCCCGCATCGCGGCAGACCAGGCGGGCCGTGACGCCGCCGCCGCGCTCGACAAGGCACGTGCCGACCTCACAGCCTCCATAGCCGCCGAGAAGATCGCCGCCGACGCTGCCAATGCGGGTGAGGCCAAGTCGCCGGACGCCGTGGCCGCGCAGCTGTCCAGTATCGACGAGACCAATGTGAAGGTGCGCGCACAGCTCACCCGGGCCGCCCTCGCCGCCGAGCTCGACGATCGCACCGCCGAAGAGGCCGCGCTGACCGCAAGCATCACGGCCATCGACAAGGTCAAGGCTGACGGCCTCGCCGCCGCCGACTTCCCCGCCGGCCTCAGCGTCAGCGACGACGGGATCATGTTCGGCGACGTCACGTTCAAGCAGTTGAACACGGCCCGTCAGGATTCGATCGCGTTCGACCTGGCTACGAGCGGCAACCCGGCTTTGAAGATCGTGGTCATGAAGTCGGGCAACGACCTCGACGACGTGAGTCTCGCAGCCGTGCAGAAGCTCGCCGACAAGCGCGGCTACTTCGTGCTCATGGAGCGGTACCGCGGCGACGCCGATGGTGTCGGATTCCGCATCCAGACCCCGGCGGTCTCCGCATGAGCGACCACAAGAACGTGGCGCTCGACCGACTCGACACGGGCCTGCACATCCACAGCCATGAACTGAAGATGGAACACTTCGCCGTGTCGCAGATCGAAGCCACGCTTGCTGTGCTCGCTGCGGTGGAAGCGCAGACGGAGCAGAGCGAAAACATCTTCGCCATGATCCAAGACCAGTACGGCAACATCCGAACGGCGGTCAGTTCATGACCATCGGAGCCAGCCAGTCGGACAGCTACTACGACGCCCTCGACGAACCTGCCGAGCCCGTCGAAGAGGCCGACCCCGACGACGAGAACGAGCGCCGCGCCGAGCGGGAACGGGATGCGTGGGAATGATGACCGACCTGATCTCATCACCCATGCTGATCCTGCCGCCCTGGTATCCGCGCATTCTCGACGACGGGACGGACCGTGAGAAGTGGCTGGCGGCCCGAGCAAACGCCGTCATCGGTGCGAGCGACGCCGCCGGCTACGTGAACGTCGCATCCATCGAGAAGTATGTGGCCGCGAAGTTGAAGCCGTCGAGCTTCCACGGCAACGCCTACACCGAGGCGGGCCACGAATGGGAACCGCGCCTGCTCGCGTCTCGTGGCCTGCAGCAGAACACCATGCTGATCCACGCGCCGGGCGAAGTCGGATTCGGCGCTACCCCGGACGCGATCACGTCGACGCCCGAGGGAATCATCCTCGGCGAGGCGAAGGTCAAGCACAACAAGATCGTCAACGGCCCGTCGCCGCGCGAGTTTCGGCAGGTCGCCTGGCAGATGTTCTGCGCCGACTGGGACCGCGTGCTCTACACGGAATTCGTGTGGGGCGAGGTCGTCAACGGCGAGCTGCGCAACGGTGCAATCGAGCCGAAGCATCTGCGCATCTACCCGAAGGACGTCGAGCATCTGCTGCAACCGATGATCGACATCGCAACCCCAGTGCTGGCGCGCGTTCGTGCCGCACTCCAATTCGCAAAGGAGCTTCAACTATGAGTACAGACGTAACCGTCTACAGAAACGAGTCGCTGGAAGCCCGCATGGGCTACGCCCGAACGATGGCCAGCGCGGGCGACCTGATCCCCAAAGGTCTCTGGTCTAGCCCCGGCGGCGGCGTCCTGCCGTCACCTTCCCCCGGCAAGGTTCTGCTGGTCATGGAGACCGGCGCCATGCTCGGCATTCACCCGGTGGCCGCGCTATCGGGCGTCAACATCATTGAGGGCAAGCCGTCGATCAGCCCGGCTCTCATGTCTGCGCTCGTGCGCGGCGCCGGCCACACGCTGCGCGTCGTGACGGACGGAACGGTGGAAGGCGGCGACTTCTCGGCCACCGCCACGCTCACCCGATCCGACGACCTCGAGTTCACCTACAAAGCTACGTGGACCCCTCACCGGGCTATGCGCGCCGAGCTCTGCAGCTACACGAAGGTCGGCGACGTGTGGAAGGTCAGCGCCACAGGGAAGGGCGGCGGCGTGAAGCCGTGGCAGGCCTACACGGAGAACATGTGCAAGTGGCGCGCTGTCGGCGAGGTCTGCGGGGAAGGTGCGCAGGACGTGATCATGGGCATGCACACACCCGACGAACTCGGCCAGAACGTCACTAATGCTGGCGAGATGGTCTCGACGCCGGACACCGAATCCGAGCGTGAACCGACCGAGGATTGGCTGGCGCTCATCGAAGCGACGGACGACAAGTACGACCTCGCGATCCTGAGCCAGCGCATCCAGGGGTTCGAGGCAAAGGACGGCACGCGAGTGCGCGACTCCGAGATGACTGAGGCTTTCCGCACTGCCATCATGACGCACGCCTCGACGCTCACGAAGGACTCGCGGGAGACGCCCCCGCCGGCGGCCGAACCGGAGCCGGACGAGAACGTCGTCGATGCCGAAGTCGTGCCCGACGAGGAACCCGCCGCTGCAGCACCCGAAGCCGCAGCGGCAACCGAACCCGAAGAGTCGGAGCTGGCCAAGTACGAGCGCGAGAGCGCCGAGGAGTACGCGGCAGAGATGAAGCTCACCGGTGCCTGACATCTCGCCCCAGTTGCTCGATGTCCTCCGCGACATTGGCATGGACCACCCCGACCCGGAGGTTCCGCTGCACGCCAAGCTCATTGCGACGATCGAGCGGCTCGGACCGGGCGCGACCTTCGGGCAGCGACTCGCCGCGATCCGGTTCGACTTCAACTGGGAACTGAACGACGCAGGCAAGGTGTTCGCCAAGGCTAAGGCTGACCATGAGCACTACCTCGATGCCGAGACGGTTCGACTCCGCGCTGGTTCCGAGAAGATGTCGCGGGTCGAGGGCGAGCAGATCGTTCGTGCCCGAGATAAGGCCTACGAGCTACGGCTGCAGTTCCTGCTCGCCGAGCAACGCGAACGCGCCATGCGGAACTTCCTACTGACGATCCAGTCGGCGCTCGACAACCACCGCACCGACCGTGCCGACTGGCGCGCCGCGGACACCGAACACCGCGTGAGCGGAACGTGACCCCCACAATCTCCCTGCTGCCTCCGGCGCAGGGTCATGCAGCATCCAACGCAGTAAGGAATCACATGTCAGTGAACACCAAGTCCGAGGTCGGCGGAAGTTTCGCCGCCATCCTCGCGTCAATCCGGCCCAAGACCGACGTTGAGCTCGCCGAAAACCTCCGCGACCTCATCGCCGCGGTGAAGGACACCGGTAAGGCCGGGTCGCTCGTCGTCCGGTTCGACGTGAAGCTCGTCAACCCGGGCGGTTCTGAGGTGATCTTCTCCGACAAGATCACCGCGAAGCTGCCCGAACGAAACCGTGAAGGCTCCATCGCCTACACGGACCAGCTCAACAACCTCTCGCGGGTGAGCACCACGTCGATGCCTCTCTTCGAGGAAGACGCGCACGACATGCCCGCATACAACACCGCCACTGGCGAAGTAAAGGACCTCGACAATGACTGACTTCACCACCGAAGCACAGGCAGTATCCGCCCTCGCAGGACAGGCTCTCGCGCCGCAGGGCGTCGACATCAGCGAGGTCTACACCGTCGCTGACCAGGATGGCGGCGTGCGCCTCATCGACACGGACCAGTACGGTCCCGGCCCGCGGCGAGCTACCGGCCGGCGCATCGTCACCGACGCCTACTCGTTCGTGACGTACCTCGACCGGCACGCGACCGACCAGACCGAGGTCTTCGCCGACAAGGTCGCGAGCACGGTGATCGCGGTGCTCGACTCGAACACCGGATTCGACAAGCCGAACGGATGGCAAGGTCACACCGTGAAGCTCGAACTCGTGAAGACGATTCCGTGGCTCGCATGGCTGGCTCGCGACCTCACAACGGTTGGCACTCCGGCCTGGTTCAATCAGGAGCAATTCGCCGAGTTCATCCAGGAGCGCGCGACGGATTGCGTCACCCCTGACAGCGCCACACTGTTGGAACTCGCAACGTCGTTCCAGGCGAATAACAAGGTCGACTTCAAGTCTGCAGTGAACACCGGGTCGGGCCAGATCAACCTCGGGTTCGACGAGACGATCACGGCGAAGGCCGGGCAGAAGGGGAACATCCCGATCCCGACCGAGTTGAAGCTCCGGCTGCGCCCGTACATCGGTGGCCCGATCTACAACGTGACGGCTCAGTTCCGGTTCCGGCTCAATGGCGGCGACTTACGTCTCGGATTCGCGATCGTGCGACCTCAGGACATCCTCGACGCGGCGTTCACCGACATCGTCGACGAAATCCGCGACGGCAAGGACGAGACAGTCGTCGTGCCCGGCGTCGACGGCGCCGAGGCCACCACGGAGAAGCGCATCGTCCACACCGGCACGGACGCCCCAATCTTCTTCGGAAAGCCTGCCTAACCCTCCGCGCGGCATGACCGCACACCCGTAACACCCCTCGCCGAAGGCCGCCCGCGCAACCACGCATGGCGGCCTTCGGCGTACCACCGCCGGGAGGCACCAATGCTCAACACGAAATCAGCCAGACCATGATCGGAACAGACACGGGCATGATGCCTTCCAGCTTTCAGACCCTCACGCCCCGCCGAGTGATCGGCATCGACCTCTCCATGACGTCGACCGGGCTCGCCGTCATTGCGAACGGGATTATTGAAACGCACACGGTCACGTCGAAGGCCGACGCCGGCACACTCCGCAGCTTCATCGATCGGTCCGAACGGATCGCCCACCAGATCGACGAGGTCGTGCAGTTCCACGGCACCGACCTGGTCGTGATCGAAGGCCTCATTTATCACGGCAAGTCGAGTTCTCTCGACAAGATCAACGCGCACTGGTGGATGGTCGTGAAGTTCATCTGCGAATACGTCGATCAGGAACCCGTCGTCGTGAACAGCTCGCAGCGGTGCAAGTATGCGACCGGCGGAGCGTCGGCGAAGAAAGACATCGTGCTCGCCGCCGTCATCAAGCGCTACCCGCAGGCCGACCCCAAGGGCAACGACGAAGCGGATGCCGTGATCTTCGCGGCCATGGGCGCCCGCCACCTCGGTTACCCGGTCGAAGCATCCCTCCCGCTGGTGAACCTCGAAGCGATGGAAGCCGTGAGGTGGGGAGCATGACGCCCCCGACCCCACGCGTCCGCAGGCTCACCTACGAGCGTGACGGGTTCGCCTGCGTCACCTGTCGCGCCACGGAGAACCTCGAATGGCAGCACCGGGAGTCCTCCGGCCATGGCGGGCGCGGCAAGAAGGCCCCCAAGTTGACGCCTGCTGACGGAATGACGACGTGCGAGACCTGCAACCCGCGCTATGAGGGCGACTTGCAAGCCAAGGCCCTGAGATGCGGCTGGAAGCTCCGACGCAACCGACAGATGAGTTCGCACGACATCCCATATTTCAGCGCTGGCACCGAGTCATGGTGGCTGCCCGACATTCTCGGCGGGCGCCGGCCCATTCGCGAGGAGCTCGCACTTGAGCTAATCGAAGCTGCCGGCGGCCTGTATTCGAAGGGCGCGGCGTGATCGACAAGGAAGGAGGTAAGACGTAGTGGTCTGGTTCAACGTAGATGACGGGTTCCCCACGAGCCCGAAGGTTTTGAGCATCCCCAGAGCTGCCCGCATGGCCGCCGTGGGGCTCTGGACTATCGCCGGGGCGTCGTGCGCGAAGCACCTCACAGACGGCCATATTCAGACGTTCATGCTCGACGAATGGGGTGCAGATCCACTCTCGGCAGAGGCCCTCGTGGCCTCGGGATTATGGGAGACAACCCCTCAAGGATTCGTCTTCCACGATTGGGAGGGCTGGCAACGCACGAGAGTGGAAGTCGAGAGCAAACGCAAGAAGGAAACCCTTCGAAAGAAGACGTGGCGAGATAATAACGCTGGTCAGAAGGTAAATCCTGTCCCGCCTTTGTCCCACGGGACGGACAGCGGGACGGACGTGGGACAAGAGCGTCCGTCACAACACCCAAGCCAAGCCAAGCCAAGCCCTACCAAGCCAAGCCGATTAAGTACTAAAGAGCTTCTTGTCGACGATTCTCCCGAGCCCATCTCGGAGCTACGCCCCGAGGTCGAACGGTTGTGCATCCTCCTCCGCGATCTCGTCGTGGCAAACGGATCGAAGGCGCCGGTCATCGGCCCGAGCTGGCACACCGCGGCCCGGTTGATGCTCGTCAACGATGGGCGCGACCCTGTGGCCGTCGAACGACTCATGCGCTGGTGCCAGGCGGACAGCTTCTGGCGCGGCAATGTCCTGTCGATGCCGAAGTTCCGGAAGGGCTACGACCAGATCCGTCTCCATGCCGAGAGGCAGCGGATCGAACGGCAAGAGCAAGTCAAGGTCCCGAAGGATCAGCAGATCCTCGACGTCATCGAAACGGGCAGGCGAATGCAGGCCGAACACGACCGAAAGGCGCTGAGCGCATGAATTACGACGACATTGGCAAGCTCATCGCCCGGGTGAAGGTCGGCGATAACCGCGACGTCGGCAAGCTCGGCCTGCTGCACGAGGAATGGTTTCAGTCCCTCGGCCATCTGCCCCTCGACGAGTGCTTGGCCGCAGTGGTCATGCACCGACAGGAGCGGCCCGGGGTGTACCTCGAGGCCGGGCACATCATCGCGAACGTGCGGCTGATCCGATCGAGGCAGGAGCGCGCCGAGCGGATCGTGACCGCCATTCAGCGCGGCGCGATCGCGGCGCCGGTGATCACGCTCGACCGGGCCAAGTTCGAGGCCGAGACTCAGGCTTCGATTCGCGAGCATCGCATTGCTCGCGGTGTCGATCCTGATACGGGCAAGCCTTTCGCCTCGGTGGATCCGTGATCGACATGGTGAGCGTCTCCGTGCAAATGACGGCCGTCGACATGTGGAAGCTCGAGTCCATCGCTGAGCGCCGCGGCATGACGCTAGCCGACTTCCTGTTCCGCTCGGCTCTCGCCGTGTGCGGGGCAGGCGCACCGGTCGGCGCCGAGTCGATCGTGATCTTCCACCGGGCCGGAATGAAGGTGTCAGAGATCGCCCGCCGCCTGGACATGACGAACCTGGCAGTGAAGGACCGGCTGCACCGACTGGGGCTCAAGCCGAACAGCAACACCAAACGAAAAGAGACCAGGAAATGACCGCACGAGCAACACCGGGCACCGGCGATTCCTTCGACTGCGGCTGCCCGGAATGCCCCGATTTTGACAAGACAACGATCGGGACTTCCCGCACCATGGCAGCCCTCGCGGCACACGACAAAAAGTTCCATCCGCTGACTTACGAGCCTGCACGGCACCCGCGGAGTGTGCGGGATTTGCCCGCCATGATCGACCCTGCGCCCGCTGACGGGGTCACAAGCGAAATGCAGACGACTGCACGCCGAAGCCGTGAAATCGACGGAGACGGGCGCGTAGCGCTTCCGAGTATTCGACAAACCATCAATGAAATGAGCAGGAATTGAGCACACCAACACCCACCGTCACCGTCTACACGAAAGACGATTGCCGCCAGTGCGTCGCCACGAAGGCGTGGCTGACGAAGCGCGACATCGCATTCACCGAGGTCGACATCCTCACCGACCCGAAGAACCTCGAAGGGGCCAAGTCGCTCGGCCTCGGCTCGGCGCCCGTCGTCATCGTGTCGTTCGGGAATCCTCTCGACGACGTCGCCTGGGCCGGGTTCAACCCGAACAAACTGACCGAATACCTGAGCACCACCAATACCGAAACGAGCAAGTAGCCATGGCTGGAGAGACCGTAATCACTGTGGTGGGCAACCTAACCTCCGATCCAGAACTCAGGTACACCCAAAATGGCCTGGCCGTCGCCAACTTCACCATTGCGAGCACGCCACGCACCTTCGACCGGGCCAAAAACGAATGGGTCGACGGCGACGCCCTGTTTCTCCGCGCGTCCGTCTGGCGCGAGTTCGCCGAGCACGTGGCCGGCAGCCTCACGAAGGGCGCTCGCGTCATCGCCTCTGGTCGCCTCAAGCAGCGGTCGTATGAGACGAAAGAAGGCGAGAAGCGCACGTCGATGGAACTGGAGATCGACGAGATCGGCCCGTCGCTGAGGTATGCGACGGCGAGCCTGACCCGTGCGCAGTCGGGCAATCGCGGCGCTCCCGCACCCGGTGGCCAAGGCAACGACGAGCCCTGGGCACCGACCGGGCCCGCCGCGCCGGCCGCTGCAGGCCCGGCATCCGGCGGCGATGTTTGGAACAAGCCGGGCAACTTCTCGGACGAGACACCGTTCTAAGCGCATGACCCGGGGGCGGCGCTCGTCGCCCCCGCCAACAATTTCACAGAGGGCAGGTCGCATGAAGAAACTACTCGAGGCGAATGTCGCCTACGGCCGCCGTCGGATCGCGCAAGTCTTCGGTGACTTCTGCGAGCTGGCCGCCCTGGCGATCCGCAACACCGTTGACCCTAATGGGCACGCCGAGCGGGAAGAACGATACATGCGCATCATCGGCGAGTACTCCCCCGAGGAGGCTGCCCGGTTCGGCGAGATCCTCGCGAAGCTCACCGAGCAGCTGGGCGGCGACTTGTCCGACGTGCTCGGCCAGCTGTACATGAGCTTGGAACTCGGCAGCGACGACATGGGCCAGTACTTCACCCCGTTCGACGTGTCGCGGATGATCGCGCAGATGACGTGCACCGGGTTCGAGGAGGTGCTGGCCAACCAGGCGTTCATCACCGTGTCGGAGCCGACATGCGGCAGCGGCGGCATGATCGTCGCTCTCGCGGATCGGATGCGGGCGGCGGGTTTCAACTACCAGGAGCAGCTGCACGTGACGGCGCAGGACCTCGAGCGCACCTCGGTGCACATGACGTACATCGCGCTGTCGCTTCTGCATATCCCGGCGGTCGTGATTCACGGGAACACGCTCACGGTCGAGGTCTTGGACAGCTGGTACACGCCCGCGCATATCCTCGGCGGCTGGTCGAGCAGGTTGCGGGCCCGGGAGGCGGTGCGGCAAGTCGCCGCGCTGACTGCCGCCCCTGCAGCAGCGCCCGCCGTCGCGCCGAGACCGCTCGCCCCGCCGGCGCCCGCCGCGCTCCCTGCCGATCCCGGCGCGGATATCCCGCTATTCGATTTCGACTTCGCGTAAATTCGCCCACCTATTCACAAGGCACCGTCATCTGGCCGGTGCCTTTCGCTATACCCCAAAGAGGGAATCATGACGGAGCAGTTCGCAGCGTGCGGGGATCACTCGGCGCTGAACAGCATGGAGTTTGAGCGGGCGCTGGAAATTGCCCGCGAATGCGATGAGTGCCTGGTCCAGGTGAGGACGTGACCGTGTTCGCGATCGGGGATCTCGTCTACGAGCAGCTCTACGACCCGAGCAGCCCGCGCTGGAATGCCTCAATCGAGGAGCGCATCGCCGAGGGGCATGTCTACGGGCAGCGCAAGCTCATGCTGCTATCGGGGATCATCCCGAACTACAACGGCTCGGAGTACGCGCAGAGCATGGGCCGCGACCTGCCTAACCGCATCGTGACCCGATACTGGCTGGTCGATCCTGACCGGCCGAACGACGAGTCGCACATGTCGTGGGTCGAATCCGACTGGTGCGTGCTCGAATCTGCGGCAGCCGACGAGGGGATGCTCTGGTGAGCCGCCCGAGGGCCCTCATCAGGTGGGCATCACGGCATCTCGCTGCTGAGCGTGACGGGCTGGTGCTCGACCCGGAAGAGACCGAGATGGCAGAGGCCGCGTACGCGCACGCATTCGACGAGCAGATGAAGGGCGCTCGCGGACTCAACCTGCTGTTCCCGAACGGGGAGCGGGTAGCCGCATGACCTACAAGCCGGGGATGAACAGAGACCAGATACTTGCTATCGCTCCCGCAAGTAGGCCAATACCGACCAGCGAAATATCCCACCTGACTGCGGTGCGGTTCTCTCGTGGCGCGACGGTGATGTCAGACCAGACCTTGTCGTGGTCGGCGATTGTTCCGACCACTGATCCCCGACTTTCAACAAGGAGGAGCGTCTTGGCGAGCGCCCGGTTCGAGCGCCGCAGCAGCCGAGCGAATGCCAAAACAGGCAGCACGGCAGCAATGACGAAAAGCAAGCTCAACCACGATCGAATCTCCATGCTTCGCACTCTATCGGGACAGGGGTGACCGCCCCGACATGGCCGGCTATCGCAGCCGCCGCCGATTCACTCCGCACCGTAGGCGGTGTCTACGACTACGTAGCTGCCGCCCTTGAGTACGACCACCGGGGCTTAGCCCCCACAACGAAAGCGACGAAATGACCAACTACGAAACCATCTATGACGAGGCCAGCAGGGAGAACTCGCCTGGAATTGGCCGTGGCAACTTCCCGGCCGGCATCACTGCTGTGGTGGCGGCTGCGAAACGGGAGGCGCTGACCGACTTGCTCGTGCAGTTCCCGTCTCATGGGTTGCTCGGATTCAAGGCTGTCATCGAGCAGCGACTCAGCGAAGTTCAGGCCACCCAGTGACCCGCCGCATCCGCACCACGCGCCAAGCACGCCGACTCCGACACAAGGCCAGCCTCGTTGTGGCGAAGCGCAAGGTGGACGCGCTGCACGCCGAATGGTTTTGGGCTGCGGTCGCTGCGGCTGCGGTTCAGCTCGACAACTGGGCCGTGGGTCGCGCTGGGCAGATTCAGGCCGAGCGCGCCGAGGCTGTGGAGCGGGCAGAGATCAAGGGAGAGCAGCAATGACAACCAAGATATCAACGGAGCGAGTGCGCGACCTGTTCTCATTGGCGACTGCCTGGCGGAGTGAGGACCCACGAGGCGGCACTGACCTCAGCGGTCTGCGCGCATCAAACCGGGCCGAGTTCGACATGTGGCTGGCCGAGCACGACCGGACTGTAGCTGCAGATGCCCGGAACGATGCGATGGTCGATGCAGTTGCTTGGGCGCGGTCATGCTCTGGCGAATCTGCCGATATGGCTGCTGACTATATCCAAGAAATGGCCACCCAGTGACCCCGTGGGAGATATTCGGCATGGTAGCGGCCAGCGTCGGGTTGGTGTTTGTCATCATTGCGGTCGCGCTGATTCTGGGGCGGATTTTTTACCGGCCCGAACCAGAGCGTTTGCCGAAATCGCCGACGTGGACCGAAACGCGGACCTTTCCGCAGTCTCAGGCATCCCTCGACAAGCGGGCAGAGATGAAGCGGGGCGACGAATGAGGACGTGCGGGCGGCAAGGATGGCCCGACGACGAGCAGGACTATGACAACCCTTGCGTCTGCGGTCTCGCCACCGGCCATAAGGGCTTGCACCAGTGCGACCAAGAGGACGGCCAGTCATGGGCAGGTGGCATCCCCGCCGCCCCTGAGTCGCCCGCAACATCAGGGGGCGACTCGTGAGCAAGTCGGCGGATGAGCTGAAAAAGCTGAGCCCGGACGAATTCCGCAAGCGCCAGTTGATCATGACCTGCGTTTTCCGGTCGCTGTCCGACGCCGAGCGCGACGAGCTCACCTCGCTGATGGTCGCGACGGCCCGCCAGCCGCCCGCTCAGCCCCTCGCAGCACAACCGGCACCACCAACCCACACAACGGCCGTAGAGGCCAGAGACGAGCAATCATGATCAAGACCACCCGCAAGCCCGCACTGATCGCGACCCTGGCAACGGCAGCGGTGGCGACTCTGCTGCTGTCCGGCTGCACGAGCGATGCAGACCGGGCCAGCTACAACCTGTCGAAGTCGGCTGATCAGTTCGAGATCGAGCGCCGCGTCGTGTTCCTGAACGGGATCACCGACACCTACCTGCTCAGCATTGAGGGCCGCTGCTCAATCCAGGAAACGGGAGATCAGCTCGAAGTGACATGCAGGCTCGGCCCGGACGATTACAAGAAGCACTTTCTCGGGCTAAGCGACAACGTGTCCTACTTCGTGGAGCAGATGGAACCGGTTGACGTGAGCGTCTACCACTACCGGGTGATATTCAAGCCGGAAAACATCATCCCGGACATCGATGTTGAGGCGGGAAAGCAATGAGTAACGCGGAACTGAAAGCGGAGGCGCGCCAGCTCGCTGACTACTACGGAGCGACGGATGCAGGACCCCTGCTGCTCAAGTTGGTAACCGCGCTCGAAGCCGCTGAGTCGCCGACCAGCCAAATGCTGACCGAAGACGGCAGATCAACCGTCGTCGCGCTTGGTGACTACCTATTCGCGCACCACCCGACCGCCGAGCCTGACATCGCGAAAGCTGCGCTGGCTACGATCAAAGCCCTCGAAGCGGAGTCGCCGACCACTGTTGAGTGGGCGGATCGCGACGACATAACTGGACACGTGACCGTATGGCACATGCAGAAATGGCTTGAGAATGCACACCCTAAGGACTACCCCGGGTGCACCATCGTGAGCCGCAACGTCAGCCCGTGGATCACGGTGCAGGCATGACCGCCGCACGCCTCGTCGCCTGGGACTTGGGCGACTCCGAACCTGAGGGAGTCATCTCGGTGTGCGAGTCGGACGGTGACACCGACGGCGAGGACAGCATCTGCTGGGGCCGCACCCACGACGGAGACTGGAAAGGCTACAAGAACGGCGGCAAGGTCTACCTGTCGTGGGACGAACTGACCCGACGATGGGGACCTATCGCAGAAATGGTGACGGGATGACCGCCGCACGGGATGAGCTGGCACGCGCAATCGAGTCCGGCCAGCCGCCGGCGCCCATCCCACGGTTGAAGATCACGTCCCTGGTCGGTGGCGGTCACGAGATCCGCGTCAAGCAATCCGAGATCAACGGCCTGACCATGAGCGAACTCACCGCGGCGATCTGCTCCCTGCGCATCGGAGGCAGGCGCATCGGGCCCGACGACCTCAGCCCCGCTATCGAGAAACAGCACCCACACCGATGGGTGATCCCCATCAAGAACGGAGACACCGAATGGCCACTGACCTGCTCGACGCGCTCGATGCCCTGACCAAACCGCGAACCACGAAAACCGTGCAGGAGAAAAACGGGATCACCTGCGTCTCACCGGTCGAGCTCCCCTCGCTGCTCGACCGGCTCGAAGACGCCATCCGGGGCACGGTCGGGATCGGTGGAGGTGGCGCGCTAGCCAACGAGCGGAACATGCTCAACGCCGGCAACCTTTACACGGCCGTCATGATCACAACGATGGTCAAGGAGTGGGCGAGGGGTGCAGGGATCGTCACGCACCCCACGGACAAGCCCGGCCCGCTGCTGCGATCCTGGTACGTGCTGTTCTCGCAGACGGAACGCTACCGAGAAGACCACAGCTTCTACCTGCGAAAAATGCAAGGGTGGGCCAAGCAGATCGAGGGACTGTTCGACCCGCCGCGAACCCGTGACCTGCCCAACGAATGCCCGCTGTGTGGTGCTGGCACATGGTGGAAAGACGGCAATGAGTATCAGCGCCCACTGCTGCTCACGTTCCACGACGGACCCGAGATGATCGAGGCTGGCAAGGGCGAGTGCCGGGCATGCGAAGCGGTCTTCGGGCTGCGTGAGTTGTCCTATGCGATCGACGCGAAAGAACAATCCGCACGCTGACCCGTTTGGCGTGAATTTGTGGCATAATTGTACCGATATCGGATACGTGTCACTTCTTCCGGTTCAACCCTTTCAGAATGGCCGTCACCTTCCCCCAAGGTCGCGGCCATTCTGCATTTAAGCTTTCGGTCGCACCCCGACACACATACGCCCTTTCATAGGCCACCTCGGCGAGTCGCGACCGGAACCTCTTGCCAGGCCCTCTCTCCTGGTCATGCCGGTACTGGATCTCCGGTGCAAGAAGAAACGATCTGGCGGGTGAAGTGCAGGGCCTACGAGCCTGAGTCACCGCCATCCGCCCCCAACACTTGCCACTGTTGCCGAAAGGTTGCAGCCGCACACCGGGAGCTCACCGGCGGCAAGAATCGAGCGACAACTGAACACGCGCGAGCCACGACGGTAGATATCGGGGCGCATTGGGACATGGTGCAGCGGCAAGCACGGCGGTCTCCAAAACCGCAGACCGAGGTTCGATTCCTCGTGGCTCAGCGAACACAGGGTAGCGACCCACCGCGCGCACGGGAGAAGCCTTGGTGGACCGAGGGGAATGCCCGTGCGCCACACACTTGGCCCCGCCGCCAATCATCGACATTCGAGCGGGGAAACAGGCTGATGACCCACCATCTGCTCGCGGGCGTGAAAGCCACGGCGAGAGTCCACGGGTACCTAGATCCGCGTGGACACCACAAATCTTGCGTGGCCTTCGACGGCACGCGGCCCAACACTGATCGATCGGTGCTGGGTGTCAACTGGCGCGAAGACCCGGCAGGGTTGCCAGCTACCGCCGACCAACTTTCGAGGGGTGGCCATGAGCGCACAGACGAAGCGCGACCTTGATGCCGCAATCGCCGCCCATTTCGGTGACGCATGGGACGGCGCAATCCTCACCGGGTACGTCCTCCAAATGGCCGGCGTCACCATGGCTGATATTGAAGACGGCGAACAGACTTCCTTTTTCCGTGAAGTTGCGGAGGTCCAGGCCAGCCACGTCACCTNAGACGGCGAACAGACTTCCTTTTTCCGTGAAGTTGCGGAGGGCCAGGCCAGCCACGTCACCCTCGGGCTGCTCGATTACTGCCACACCATGTTCCGTAACAACATCACGCGACGGAGCGACGATGAAGGTTGACCCGCGCACCTGTTCCGAGTGTGGCCGCCGCTATCCATGCATCTCACTTGCCACGTACTGCTCCCACCTGCCGGAACCAGCACGGCCGTGACCTACGACCCCGACGAGATCGAGGAAGCGTACAACTCCCAGTTCGACGCCGAACACGAGGTTGACGAGGCTTTAGCTACTTGGCGTCGCGCTTGGCGATGTACGCCGCGTAGGCCTTGTGCACGCCGGTCTCGGTCATGCCGAGGTGCTGGGCGATCTCGCGCCAGGTGATGTTCTCGCGGCGCGCGGTTTCGATTCGCTCGCCGCGATCCTTGTTGTAGTCGTAGGCGCCGATGTACTGGAGGTCTTCGATCACGGCTTCACGGTTAGTCATAGTGTCAGCATACAGAGGATATTACCGAAGTAGATATAGACAAGTGTCTAGTAACTGTTGTATAGTAAAGACATGACAACGACACAAAACCACGAGCACACCATAGTCGCCCAGAACTGTGCACACCGCGAAGACCTCACCTGGGCCAACGATGGACGCAGCCAGTACATTCGCGCAGACGGCGTGATGATCAAGAAGGTCGTCGGCGTCTCCGGTTGGTGGCAGGTACTACTCCCGAACGGCGACTCGCCCCAGACGCCCACCGAAAGCGGCGCGTGGCTCACGAGCATTTCCGCATCCGGCAACTCGTTGAGCTGGTGCAAGTACCTAGCCGCGATGATCACGCCCGAGTCGCCCGTGTTCACCCCGCCCGTTTACGTCAGCCGGGCACGCTGATGACCCGCAGCAAGGCGGTTCAGGCGATGCTCAGGCCGGTTGCGAGCGAGACGACCCGCACGGACCTCGTAGCCCTATTCGTCCGGTACAACAACGCCGAATCCGCGCGCAGCATCGCAGGCTATCAACGGTTCACGAACGCCGCCACGAGCGCCGAATACAAGGCTGCCGCAGACGCCGCACTCGCCGCTCATCAGGCCATGCTTGACGGGATTCTTGCGCTGGACATTCCCGCATGAGCGTCGACCTCGCCAATCCTGCACGAACGAATCTCAGCCTAGAGATTCGCGGCCTGCGCCTCACGCTCGCAATCACCAAGGACGAGCGCGGAGCAGCCACGCTGGCGCTGAACATCAGCACCACATAGTCTCGCCCCGGCCAATCGCCGGAGCATGGCGGTACGGCTCACTGGGAGCGCGCCGGGATAACCGATACGTAGGCGGTTCGAAACCGCAGCCGCCAACCAATCAGCGCTCATCCTCACGGGTGGAGCTAAAGCTTTGAGAGAGAGCAGACCATGGCCCGCATTACCAGAGCAGCAGCACTCGATCCTGACGGCGACGGATGGTTCCTAAACAAACTAATCTCAACTCTTGTCTCGGCCACAAACCCGGACGGCACACCCTACGCCCTACCAATTGCCGCATCAGCGCCGACCCCATCTGACATTGTTTCCGGCCGGAAATCATTCAGCATCACAACCGTTGCAACGACACTGGTTACCATTCCGGCCGGAAGAACATGGTCGGGACAGATCGGGGCATCCGTCTCTTGCTCGGTTGCGGCGGGCACCACAGTGCCCGGGCTGGCATCAGCACAAATTTCTATCGCGGGCACAAGTTCAGCGCCGGCCGCAGGGATCTATCTAGGTGTTGATGCACGGGCAGGGGCAGGACTCTCAAGCTCGGCGAACGGCGCACAGTCGGCAAACTTTGCTTCCGTACCTATCGTCATTGCCGCTCCCGCTGCAAACAGCGTGTCGGTGCAGGTGGCTTCCACTACCAGCGGCACCAGCGCCTTGGTCGATGCGTTCGCCCTCGGGAAGCTGCTCTGACCCGCGATCGCAACTACCGCAGACGCCAACTCAGTAGGCGTTGAATGCGTCCACGACTGGTGCGTCATTCGTGCCAGAAACTGTGCACTCTACAGTGACTCGCATCTCAGCATTGAACTGATTGACTACCTCTGTTCCAGCCTTCAGGAACATCGTGTCGCCCTCGACAATGTGAGTGCCATCCCACCGCCAGGCGGCGTCGAACCCATAGGGGAATTCAGTGACTCCCGACTGGTCACAGGCAATGATCGAAGCGCTAAACGTCAGTCCAGAGGGAGTCACATCTCCTGATGCCACCACGGGAGCCTGCGTCTCCTCCAGCGTCGGCTCAGCGGAGGGTGCGACTTCCTCCACTTCGCGCGGCTCGACCTCAGGCTTACTGATGGACAACACAACTTCGGCGCCATCGTCCACGGACTCGCCAGCCGCCGGCACAGTCGCCCCAGCATCCCAGTTCGACGCCACAAACACGGGCCCTGAAGCATCCCACTCGACGTCGAAGCCCGCCGCCTCCAACTCATCCCGAGCATCGGCACCGTTCATGCCCGATACGTCAGGCACGATAACCGCCGACGAGCACCCGGTGAGCAGCAGGATCGCTGCAGCGGCCATAGCAAGCGTGATCTTAGACATAATTCCCCCGACGGTAGATGTCAGGTCAGGCTAACAGGGTCACGGCTTCCACCACCGCCTCTGCATGCTCGTGATCGTCACCACACGCGCCTTCGCGATTTGGGCCAGCGCCTCCGCATACTTCGCCTTCCGCAGGATCTCGCGCCGCTCAAACGTGGCACGCCGTTCCGCCTTAGATTTCATGCCCAACAGCCTAGCGAGGTGACCGTGAGCCAGCACCATAAGTCGACCCGCAACATGCGCGAGCTGAAGCGGGTATTCCGTGAGGAATGCGAGAGCGAACCCCAGGCTGACGGATCTATCGGCGCCCGGTGCTGGCTGTGCCGGCAGCCCATCAACTTCGATGAGGACGGCCGGGAAGATTCCTTTCAGCTTGACCACTACTACCCGGCGAGCACCCACCCCGAGCACTACGAAGACCCCGCCAACTTTAGGCCGTCGCATGGGTCCTGTAACCGTGAGCGCGGCAACAAAGCACCACGCCCCGGGCTCGGCATTCTCAGCCGTGACTGGCTGGCATAGACCACCAACAGAGAAAGGCCACCCATCATGGCTCGCATTCAAATCCTCGAACTGCCCAGCGAAGTCGTGGGCGAGTACGTGCGCACCCCGTTCGCAATCGTCATAGATCAGGTCGAGACAGAACAAATCCCGACCTCGATCCATGGCGTCTCCTCGACTGAGTACTCGATCAGCCGCGCTGACTCCGAGGGGATCAAGGCCGCTACGGGAGCGGGCGGAGTCATCCTGAGCACCACCACATTGGACGTGGTGCTGTAATGGCTCAGCACGTCGGCAGCATCGAGGCCAAGCTACTCATCCAGATCGCAGACGGTGAACCCGTAGAGGTCGGCATGCTCGACATCGCACTCACCGGGGTCGCTACTTCATCCGGTGTCGAGCTCGGAGGGATCCAGAATGGGCTCGGCGCTGCGCTCATCGAAGCCGGCCAGTCGCTGCAGGGAGAGTCATGAGCACACATCTCCCACCCCGACAGCTAGATTTACTCGAGCAGGCAGTCATCGACGCGGCCCGCAACGCTGCAGCTCGACCCGGCCCTATCCCCATGGCCGATCTGAAAGACGCAGTGGCTTCGCTCGACCGGCAGCGTGCCTATATCGAGGAAGCCAAGCAGTTCAGCCAGGACCTGCCGTCCAGCGAGGTCATCACCGGAGCGCGAGCAACGGGCAAGACCACGGCCGCCGCCGAATGGGTGAAGGATGGCCGACGTTACCTGCAACCGGACGGACGCATGGTCAATGACCGCGTACTCTGCACCCTCGATATGCATATGGCCGAAGAGCACATGCTCAACCATGGCCTGACGAAGACTGAGGTCACGAGCTACCGCGTCCTGCGCGAGCAGCGAGGTGGCCCACGCGGTGAAGGCGCCAAGCAGTACGCGCTGGACGAATCGAACCACGTGCTCGCCCAACTGCTCAACCTGCGCAGCCTGCCCGCCCTGATGATCGTCCTCACGCCATGAACGCGCGACACGCTCGAAGGATCCGTCGCGGTGTCCTCATCGCCCAGTACCTCATTGCCGCCACAAGCCCGCGTGCCATCGTCACCTACACGCGTGAGCGCTGTAGCTCACGGCTCATCGCTCGGGCAGTCGAACGAACCCTGTCTAGACACCCGACAGTCGTGCGCCGGCAGGTAGAGCGCTGGCATGCAGCCCACGTCGACCACATGGATCAGATGGGCATCAGCATCAGCGTTGAAGCCATCATCAAAGCCTGTGTGACCTATCCCAAAGACGGATTCACCACCCGGGGGTAGGGGCGTCAAGATTTCAAAAGTCTGAATCGGCGGACTACCTCCCCACTTGAGGCTTCCTCTCTCCCCAACTTTTAGAGGGGGTCACGCGCATGCGAGAAAGGACGGTGAGTCATGGACCTGATCGCTGCGACTGAAATGTCAATCGAGGCTGCGGGCCTAAAACCCATTGACGCCGGCGCTGTGGAGGCTTTGCGGGCTCTGGCTCGAAAGATCCAGGCGTGGGACGTGATTGTCGAGTTCGCTCTCGATGATGCTGCCCAGTCCGAGTCCCGGCCTTCCGTCCCTCAGAACGACAACGTCTCAATCTCCGCATATCTGAAGTACTGCGACCAGCTCGGGTTCACACCTGCAGGTCGTAAGGCTTTGGAGCCAAAGGGCGGGCCGCTCCCCGCGCCGAAGGTTGAGAACGAACTTGAGCGTTTCAAGCGCGAGCAAGCAGAGAAGCGGCAGCAATCCGCGTAACGTCGTCTACGGCTTCGAGGAACCGCGCATCTGGACGAAGCCTCTCCGGCCGCTGACGCGTGCAACGTCGATGGGGTTCGAGGTCGTCGACTTCGCTCAAATGATCCTCGGTGTGACGCTCTACCCTTGGCAGATTTTCTTCTTGATCCACGCCCTCGAGATTCACGATGATGGCACCTACCGATTCAAACGGGTAATCGGCCTCGTCGCTCGGCAGAACGGTAAGACGAAACTGATCACCGTGCTCGCCGCGTGGTGGCTATTCGTTGATTCTGACCGGTTCCCCGAAGATGTGCACCCCCGCGACTTCAAGGTGCTCGGCACGGCGCAGAACCTCGACATCGCCCGGGATGCGTGGGCGGCAGTCGGCCGGTTCTGCGACCCGCTCGATGATGACTCGATTCCTGCACTCAGTGGCGGGACGAACAAGATCAGCGGCTCGCACGGGTTCGAAGCACTCATCCTCAAGAGCAAGACGGTCTACGAGATCCGCGCGGCCAACCGTGGCGCCGGCCGTGGCAAGTCTGCCGCTCGGGTCATCATGGATGAACTGCGCGAGCAACGAACGTGGGATGCCTGGGCAGCGATCTCACAGACGACGAAGGCTGTCTTCAACTCGCAGCTCATCGGCATATCGAACGCTGGCGACGCGGGCTCTCTGGTCCTCTTGCATCAGCGCAAGGCTGCGCTGGAGTTCATCGCCGCATGGGATTCGATGGTCGAGTCTGGCATTCAGGATCTGGAAGATTTCGCCAACGGGCACGACATGAGCCTCGGTATCTTCGAGTGGTCGGCGCCTGAGGATTGCGCCCCTGACGACGTGGCCGGCATCCTCCAGGCCAACCCCTCTATCGGGCATGGCGTCATCACTCTCGACTCGATCCGTGCCGACCGCGATGGCATGCCCGACCGCGAGTACCGCACTGAGGTGCTGTGCCAGTGGGTCACGGCCGCCGTAGCTACCTACCTCGACAACGGCGCGTGGATCGATTGCGCCGATGAGCCTGACGAGTTCTCAGCGGGTTCCATGCTCGCCGACGACTCTCCGCTTGTTCTCGGCATCGATACCTCGATGCCCTCACGTGCGATGACGTTCATGGCTATCGCAGGGTACCGGCCGGACGGCCTCATTCACGGCGAGGTCATCGTGATGCGCGCGGGAATGCTTTGGGCGCCGGCCGTCGCGGTAGCAGTATGCAAAGAGTTCGGTATCACCCACGTGGCCATCCAGTCCCGCGGGTGTGCGGCTGCCGAGTTCGTCGAGCCGCTGCGCGAAGCGGGCATCACGATCATTGAGATAGCCGGCACCGCCCTCGGGTCGAGCGCTGGGCGCACTCGAGACCGCATCCGTGACCGCACTATTCGCCACCGCTCGCAGCCGATCCTCAACATGGCTGTATCGGGCGGTGTGACCAAGCGCCTCGGCGAGGTCCAGGTGTGGGATCGCACGGCATCCGTCGTCGACATCGCCCCGCTCGTCGCCCTTTCGAATGCGCTCTACGGCCTCGAGACTCTGCCAGCCACCGACTCAACCGAAAGCTATTACGAGGAAAACGACCTCTTGGTCCTCTGACCTGAAAGGAGCCCGCATGCGCGAGTTCAAGCTGCTCACTGGCCAGCGCGTCATCGTCGTGAGCGACAGCGCGTCTCTCCGCGGTGTCGTCGATTCGGCCACTCGCTCGTCGATGACGCTGCGCGACGTTGAGTCTGTCGGCGGCCCATCGCCGTATCCGGTCGACGGCGTGGTCATCGTTCCGATTTCCAAGATCAACTATGTGCAGGTGACGTAATGGCGGCAACATTCCAGAGCCTGGGCACGATCGGCACGTGGGCGAGCACCTCGGGCCCGCTCGGTTTCGAAGTGCAGGATGACCGCAACCTCATGCTCGGCGGTGATAGCCAGTACGGTCCCGCCTGGGAGAACCAGCCCTCCATCCGCAAGGTAGTCGGGTTCGTCGCCCGCAACATCGCTTCGGTGCCGCTGCACATCTTCGAGCGCCGATCCGACGATGACCGAGTGCGTGTCACCGAGGGAAAGCTCGCTGATCTGCTGCGCCGGCCGTCGCGGGCGCCGGGAATGACGCCCTATCGGTTCTGGGAGAGCCTGCTCATCGACGGACTGGTCCATGACAAGTACTGCGCGAAGATCCTAAGCCACGATGACGGGTTCGAGCTCGTGCGAATCCCAGCTGTTTCGGTCCGATTCCTCAATGATGGGTTCGGCCAGATCCGCCGCGTGAAGATTCTCGGCACCGGTGGCCAGTCCAAGGACTTCGATCCTTCCGAATTCCTCATCGATGTCGGCTATTCAGAGCGTGGGGTCAACGGCACATCGCCGCTGCGCACTCTCCGCGACCTGCTCAGCGAGCAGAAGGAGGCGGTGGCCTACCGTCGATCGGTCTGGAAGAATGGCGCGCGCATCCCCGGCGTGCTCGAGCGCGAAAAGCCGTGGTCCTCCGAGACCGCGCGTGACCGGTTCACTCGCTCATGGCGTGCATTCACCGGCAGTGGCGGTCAGTCGGGTGGGACTCCGGTCCTCGAAGACGGCATGAAGTACAAGGAAGTCAACGCGTTCCGACCTCGGGACACGAACGACCTCGAAGGTCGCCGACTTTCGGACATCGAAGTGTGCTCGGCCTACTTCATCGCCCCCGAGCTGGTCGGGGCCCGCGAGGGCACCTTCGCCAACGTCAAGGCGTTCAAGCAGATGTTGTACGGTCCTGCGCTGGGCCCGTACATCTTCGCTTGGGAGCAGCTGCTCAATTCCACGCTGGTCGCTCTCATCGAACCCGATTCCAAGATCTACGTCGAAGCCAATATCGAGGCCAAGATGCGCGGATCGTTCGAAGAGCAGGCCGACGTCATGTCGACTGCAGTCGGTGGGCCATGGATGAGCCGGGCCGAAGGTCGCGCCCGCATGAACCTGCCTCACATCGACGGCACCGACGAGCTGATCGTGCCGCTGAACGTGCTCGTGGGCGGCCAGGCATCCCCGCAAGACGGCAAGGCGTTCGCTGACGTACTCGTGAAGTTCACGGAACATCAACGCCAGGTCGTCGCCTCCAAAAAGGCCGCCGGCGTTCTTGACTTTTGGGATCGCGCCCGGTGGGACCGCGAGTTGATCGATGACCTCGTGAAATCGGGTGTCCCCGAGTACACGGCTCGACCATATGCGCGGCTCGCGAACGATGCGGCCGAGCGCGAACTGCTCTCACCCGTCGAATAAGAATCTACCGAAAGAGGCCACCCACCCGGGTGGCTTTTTTATGCCCGAAGGAGGGCTCATGAAGACCAAATCATTCACCGTCGACCTGAAGGCAGACGGGCTCGCAGAGGGCCAGTTCGAAGGGTACGCGGCCGTCTTTGGAAACAAGGACAGCTACGGCGACATCATCATCGCGGGGGCGTTTGCTGACTCCCTGGCCGAGTACGGGCCGAAGGGCGCCGGCGTCCCCTGCTACTGGGCGCATCAGATGAACGACCCGTACATGAACATCGGCGTCACCGTCGAGGCCAAGGAAGACGATCACGGCCTGCTCGTCCGGGTGCAGCTCGACCTCGAGACGAATAACGCCAAGCAGACCCAGAAGCTGCTGCGCGAGGGCCGCGTCACGATGATGAGCTTCGCCTACGACATCATCGAGGGCGCCTACGTCGACTCCGAAGAAAAGGGCTTCTACTACGAACTCCGGAAGCTGAAGCTTCACGAGGTCTCCGTGGTCCCCATCGGGGCAAATCAGGAAACTGAAATTCTTTCCGTCAAGTCGGCAACCGAGTTGCTGATTGCGGATATCAAGTCTGGCCGGCCCCTGTCGGCCCAGAGCGAGGGCGATGTCCGGGCTGCTCATGCAGCGCTCGGGCACGTGCTCGAAACGGTCACAAGTGACGAGAAGTCATCCGGTGCCCCCGAGGTCAAGGACGAGGAACCCACACGGGTCAAGTCCGAGGAACCGACCGGCGCGCCCGCACTTCGAGACATGACGGCACAACTCACTATCTATGCCCTCCTGGGCAAGGAAGGGGATCAGAAATGACCCTCAAGGAAAAGCGTGCCGCTGCTCTCAAGGCAGCGGAAGCAATCATCAACGGCGCCAAGACCGCCGGCCGGTCGGCCACTGACGAGGAGATGACCCAGTTCGACGGGTTGGTCACCGAGGTCAAGGGTTTCGACACCGAGCTCGAGCGCGTCGCCCGGTCCGAGAAGTCGTTCGCCGACATCAAGGGGCTCTTCCGTGAGGAAGCCCCCGCAGCCAGCGCTACCGGCGAGGTTGAGGCCAAATCCCTCAGCGAACACTTCATCAAGAGCGTTGGTGTCGAGTCCCTGGCACGCACCCGTGGCGTCAAGGGCGCAGGGGTCTCCACCAAGACCGAGTTCAAGGCGGCGATCGATACGCAGGTGACCGGCGGCGGCGCGGTGGGCCCGCTCGACGCGTTCCTCGTGGAGACCGACCGCACTCTCGTGCGCGGCGCACAGGACCTCACCCCCGTCTCCAGCATGCTGGGTCAGGGAACGATCACCATCGGAAGTGCGATCCAGTACTTCATCGAGGGTGCTATCGAGGGCGATGTCGACGCGGTTCTCGAAAATGGCACGAAGGCGCAGCTGCACATCGCTGACCCGACGCCGCAGATCGCGTACCTGCGTACCCTCGCGGGCTACACGAAGGTCACCGACGAGTACTTCGAAGACCTCGCCCTGCTCGCTGGCGAGATCGACGGCCGCCTCGTGCGCCGCCTCGCCCGCGCCATCGAGCGCGAGGTACTGACCGGCAACGGAACCGGCGCCCACCTCACCGGCCTGCTCAACGTGTCGGGCGTGCAGACGCTGACCGCCACGGCCACGGGTGTCCCGCTCGCCGAGGCAATCCTCGACGCGACCACGCTCATCGAAACCAACACGGATGGGCTCTCGGCTGACGCCGTGCTGCTCAACCGTGCGGACTTCGTGTCCATGCGAAAGGCGAAGGACAGCAACGGCCAGTACTACGGCGGTGGATTCTTCTCCGGCGCGTACGGCAACGGCGCAGTCATCGACGGATCGTCCCTCTGGGATGGTCTGCGGATCGTCGTCTCCCCGTTCGTGCCCGTCGGCACCGCGCTCGTCGGCGCGTTCCAGGACGCAGCCACGCTCTACACCAAGGGCGGCGTGCGCGTCGAGATGACGAACTCCAATCAGGACGACTTCATCAACGACCGCGTAACCCTGCGCGCCCAGCGCCGCGCCGCGCTCGCCACCCGCGTTCCGGCCGGTCTCGTGAAGATCACGGTTACCCCCGCCATCTAGCTCCACTCCGCGGGAGGGGTTCGTGCCCCTCCCGCCCTAACTTTTGAAAGGAGCCCATCATGGGTTTGAGAAACTACGAGTACCGCGGTTCGACGTGGCAGTTCGACGAAGGCAAGCAGCCCGAAGGCGCGAAGGCGTGCAAGAGCCCGGCTGCCGCTGAGACCGTGCACGTCAAGGTCGACGCAGCGGCAATCGCTGCAGCAAAGGCGCTCACTGAGGCTGAAGCGGCTGCGGCGAAGACCGAGGCCGAGAAGGTCGCTGCCGAAGAGGCTGCTGTGCTCGCTGCCGCTGAGGCCGAAAAGTCCAAGACGCCGCTGAACAAGGCCGCCACCCCGGCGACGAAGTAGGAGTTGGTGGGCGTGACTCTTCCAGCAATCATCGGAGCTCAGGCATTCGATCAGGCGTTCTGGTTGAAAGCCGCGAATCAGACCGTTCGGAGCTACTGCGGTTGGCACGTCGCGCCCATCATTACCGAGTCGATCACCTTGGACGGCAACGGCAGCAAGACGCTGCTGCTGCCGTCCAAGAGGGTCACCGACGTCGTGAGCGTGCTCAACGATGGAATCGACGTGACGGCAACCGTTCGGAAATCTGAGAAGGGCATGCTCGAGCTCACGCGCGGCTGCTGGTCGGACGAGCTCGGCGCCATAGAGGTCACCTTCACGCACGGGTATGAGGCCGCGGATGATGTGGCCGGCGTAATCGCCGCCCTTGTGTCGCGTGCAGCATCCTCACCGGCGGGCATCGCTGCTCAGGCAGTCGGCCCCGCGAACGTGAAGTACGCGACGGGCCCGGGCGGTGTCCCGCTGTCTATTCCGCTTATGGCTGGCGAAATGCTCACGCTCGATGCATATCGAATCTGACCGGAAGGATTCCACGAATGGCTGCTCTGCAGAACCTCAATGGCTACACCGTCATCGTCCCCGATGATTCCGTGGACGCCTACCTCGCGACGGGCTGGTTCTTCGCGGGTTCGGAGCCCGCGCCCGAGCCTGTCCCGAAGAAGCGCGTGCGCAAGTCGCGCGCGCAACCGGCGACCTGATGGAATTCGCCGCCGGCCAGTCGGTACTCTGCGACCGGCGCAAGCTGATCACGGACCCGTACAACCCTGATTCCACCACTCAGGGCCCGTGGTCCGATGCACTGACGATCTCCGTCGACGGCGCGTTCATTGCTTCGTCGTCGAGCACGGCCGTGTCGAGTGCCACGCGGACTCAGATCCTTTCGGAGAAGAGCCTGTACTGCCCGCCTGAGGCGGATGTCGTGGAGGGTGACCGGGTTCGCCTGGGTGCTCGCACGTACACCGTCGAGGCTATCCCTGAGGCCGACACGAACCCATTCACGGGGTGGCAACCGGTCCAAGAAGTTCCGTTGACGGAGGTGCTCGGGTGAAATTCAACGAGTCATTCTTCGTAGAAATGGGCAAGTCGGCCGGCGTGCGGCGTCTGGTCAAGGACGTTGCTGATGAGGTCGCGATCGTGGCGCGCATGACTGCCCCGGTCGATACTGGCAACTACCGGAACGGCATCGTGGTGCGGATGCGGGAAACCTCGAACCGTGCTTTCGCCATCGTTACCGGCACCGACTGGAAGACGTTTCTGGTCGAGTCCAAGACGGGCAACCTCGTCAATGCTCTGCGGTACGTGGCTCGTGGCTGATCCGCTGGTTATCCACGCCGACCTGTCGATGTTTCTCACCACATGGTTTCGTGCTGCGCTCGCTGCACGGCCCGAGGAATACTGCCAGGGCGTCGTCGTCACCATTCGCGAGACGGATGATGCTCGGCAGTTGATAGTGCGCGTCGACGGCGGCCCCGATACCTCGGTGGTCAGCGCCAACAAGGATGTCGGTCTGTCGATCCTGGCCGGCACCAAAGAGAACCCGAAGGACGCGATCGATCTGGCGCTCATGGTTCATGCCTTGCGCTCGCAGATCCCCGGCCTCGAGCCGGGCAATCCGGTCGCCGCCGTCATCTCATCGCAGGGCCCGTTCGCCGTCGCTGACCTGCAGCCCATGGCGAGGCAGTACATCACCCTCGTTCTCGCCGTCACTGGCACCCCGCTGTAACCGAATTCCAACACTCACCGCCTCCGGTCACCGGGGGCATTTTCGCTTCTAAGGAGCAAACATGTCCATTGACAGCCTCGGAAATGACGTCACTGCCGTTGGAATCCCGGTAACGGGTTTCGCCGGTTTCGCCCCCAAGGGCACAGTTTTTCCCACCTCCACGGAGGGCGCCCTGCCCGGGTTCGTCCTCCCCGTCGATTTCGTCAAGGCCGGTCTCCTCACGGAGGACGGCGGCTTCGAGTGGACTCTCGAACCGGACGGCGACCCGATCAAGTTCTACCAGGACGGCTACTCGATCCCCTCGGGCCTCGCAAACGCGACCCTCGTGCTGAAGCTCGCGCAGTACGACGCCATGGTGCGGAAGCTGTCCTACGGCAAGACCGCCGACGCGAACGGTTATCTCACTATCGACGCCGGCGGGCACTCCATGGAGTTCGTCGCCTTCACCGAAGAGATCTTCAAGTCGGGCGCGATTCGTCGCCGCATCGCTGAGGTATCCGTCACGGGCGCGAAGGTCGACAAGTCCGAGCGTGGCGCCGTCAACGGCACCGAGCTCACGTGCGCTGCCAAGCGTTCCGCATCGCTGAACAACGACCACATCGGTGAATGGTGGCTTCCTGCATCGTCTGGCACTGCGCCGACTGTGACCGCCGCCAGCCCGTCTGGTGCAGCGACGGCCGCGACGGTAACGATCACTGGTACCGGATTCACCGGGGCCACCGCAGTCAAGTTCGGGGCGACCAACGCAACGAGCTTCAGCGTGGTCAACTCCACGTCGATCACGGCCGTCATGCCGTCCGGTACCTCCGGTTCGGCTGCGATTACGGTCACGACCGCATACGGCACGTCCAACTCGTTCGCATACACGCGAGCCGCGTAACCCGCTTCACCGCGGGCAGGGACCGTGATGGGAGCCCCTGCCCGCTTCATCCCATCGACCCATCCTTACCGGAAAGGCCATCATGGCAACCGCAAAAACCGCTCCGACTCCCGGCCCCAAGCCTGACTTTCTCGTGGTAGAGAACCACCTGAAGTGCCAGACCGGCGACGGCGAAGTCTCGCTCGACCTCCGCATCTCGCTCGAAAAGCTCGAACTCTTCATGAACATGGAGGACATTGAGCCGAAAGCACTGCCGCGGCACATTCTCAACGACATCGTGAACGCCGAAGACAAGGCGCGTCTCGAGGGTCTGACCGATGGTGTCGAGGCCTACAAGATCATCATGGAGTTCGCGAAGGCGATCGGCGGCCGTCTGGGGATGGGCCTGGGGGAATCCGTGCCCTCTATCGCTTCGTCGGAAAGCACAGAGCGGCCCTCCGATACGACTTCCGACACCGATTCGGAGTAAGTCTTTCCGAGATCGGGCGCAGCATCCCATTCGATGAAGCGTCCGATCTGATTGACGGACTCATGCGGGACTACGGCTCTCACCTTGGCGCTGATATGCGCGGGTGGGATTTCGCCGCCGGGTACGGCGAATTTATGACGGGGCTGCACGCTGCCGCATTCATGAACTCGAGCCGTGATTCGAAGATCCAGAAGGACCCGTTCGACCTGCCATTCCCCTGGCCCAAGGTCGCGGCCGTCGAAGACGTCACACCCGAAGAACGCGCCGCCTTGCGCGCATCACTTGAGCGCCGGTCGGCGTTCGCTCGCTAATCCCTGATAGGAGCTGCCATGTCGACCGTTGGAACCGCTGACGTTGCCATCTTCCCAAGCTTCAAGAACTTCCGGACGACGGTGGTTTCTGAGGTCGATGCAACCGCGTCCGATTCAGGCTCGCGTTTCAGCAATGTGTTTAGCAACGCAGTCAAGGGCATTGGCGCAGGCATCGCTGTCGGTGTCGGTGCTGCGATTGCGGGGATCGCTGCCGTGGCGGGCGCCGGACTGAGCCGCTCGCTCAACCTTCAGGACGCCAAAGCGCAACTGACGGGGTTGGGGCACTCAGCAGAGACTGTAAGCCAGATCATGGACAACGCGCTGGTGGCTGTCGAAGGTACGGCGTTCAGGCTTGATGCGGCTGCGGGCCTCGCGGCATCCGCTGTAGCGGCTGGTATCAAACCTGGTGAAGCTCTTACGCGCACGCTGCGCCTCACCGCTGACGCCGCGACCATCGGTAAGGCATCACTGTCCGAAATGGGCGACATGGTCAACAAGGTCGCTACAAACGGCAAGTTGACCACCGAGGTCCTGCAGCAGTTCCAGACCCGCCAGATCCCGCTGCTCCAGTTGGTTGCAAATGAGTACGGCGTAACTACTGAGGCAGCGTCTGAAATGGTCACGAAGGGCGAGGTTGATTTCGCCCGGTTCCAGTCCGCGCTCGAGGCCGGCGTCGGCGGGGCTGCACTGTCCTCCGGCGCAACGGCTCGCGGCGCCTGGGCAAACGTCGGCGCAGCGTGGTCGAAGCTTGGGGCCATGTTTGTGGGCTCGGCGGTCGACGGTGCGCCCGTACTCTTCACGGCCATTTCGGGGGCGGTGAAGCGATTGACAGTCGCACTCACTCCGCTATCTGAGCAGTTCAGTGGCAAAATGACCCCGGCCATTGCCGCTTTCGCCGGATGGATCGACACCATCGATTTCAGCAAGATCATCGGTGGGTTTCAGGGTGTCTACGACCTCGTTGCCAAGGGTGATTTCACCACCGGCCTACGGAATGCATTCAATATCGAGGAAGACAACCCGGTCGTCAACGTCATCCTGACGATCCGCGACGGTATCACCGGCCTGTATGCCCTGCTCGTAAACGGCGACTTCACCGGCGCTATGCACCGCGCGTTCAACGTCGAGGAAGACTCTCCGGTAATCGGTTTCCTGCTGGATCTCCGTACCGCTGTCGGCGACTTCTTCTCCGAGGTTGGCGCGGCGTTCAGCACGGGCGATTTCAGCACGATCTGGGATTCATTCGGGTCCATCGGGGCAACGCTCAGCCCGCTAATGCCTGTTTTCGCGGCTGTTGCCGAGGGTATTGGAGCGATCGCAGGCACCGTGGGCGCCATGATCTCAGCGGGTATCGGCGCGCTCGTGCCAATCATTGAGGCGTTCACGGGCGCCCTGGTCTGGCTCGGTGACCACAGCGAGATTATCGCGCCCCTGATCATTGGAATCGCGGCGGCGTTCGTGATCTACAAGACTGCTCAGACGGCTTCGAACGTCGCGTCTCTGCTATCCCTGCCGATTCAGGCGGCGCAACTGGCTACGTCCACTCTCAACTCGGCAGCACTATTCACGATGGCCGCTGCAACTCGGGGCGCTACGGCTGCTCAGGGAACCGCGAACATCGTCAACCGCGCGGCCACCCCGCCCTTGCTTAGCGCTAATGCTCAGCTCTTGCTGGGCACCGGGCACAAGATCAGGAGTGCAGTCGTCACTGGTGCGCTGGCGGTCAAGACCGGGGTGCTCGCGGTCGCGCACGGCGTAGCTACGGCTGCACAGTGGGCGCTCAACGCAGCCATGACTGCCAACCCGATTGCGCTTATCGTGATCGCGATTGCGGCGCTCGTAGCCGGCCTGATCTGGTTCTTCACCCAGACGGAACTTGGACAGGAAATCTGGGCTAATTTCAGCAGATTCCTTACTGAGGCATGGGCAAATATTCAACTCGTTGCGACGGCTACATTCACGGCCCTGGCTGCATTCTTCTCCGATACGTGGACGAATATTCAGGCCGCAACGGTCGCTGTCTTCGACGCAATAATTCAGTTCTTCACGGACACGTGGGCAAATATCACTGGAATGTTCTCAACGGCTATCGCGTTCTTGCTTGATCTCTTCTTCAAGTTCCATCCGTTGGGAATTATAATCGCGCACTTCGATGAGATCGTGGCGTTTCTAGCGGGATTCTGGCGGGGCGTACAGGACACTTTCGCTATCGCGTTCGCATTCCTGTTGGATCTGTTTTTGCGGTTCACCCCGCTTGGTCTCGTCATCACGAACTTCGACAAGATCGTCGCCTTCTTTTTCGGATTCTGGGAAGGCCTCAAGGCTGCTTTTGGGGCTGCCGTGGCATTTCTTCTGGACCTGTTCCTGAGATTCACTCCACTCGGCATCCTCATTTCTAACTGGGGCAAGATCACAGCATTCTTCGGAACGGCAATGTCGCATATCGGGTCCTCCGTGTCGACCGGAATCGATAGCGCGATTGGATTCTTCCGCGATCTCCCCGGCAGGGTCCTGGGCGCTCTTGGAAACATGGGCAACTTCCTGCTGGACGCCGGTAAAGACCTCATGGGCGGCTTCATCGACGGCATAGAAAGCATGCTCGGGGGCATCGGTGACGCCGTAGGCAACGCTATGGATTTCGTGGCCGACTTCTTCCCGCACTCGCCGGCCAAGCGCGGCCAGTTTTCCGGATCTGGTTGGCGCAAGGTGCTCGAGGCGGGGCAAGCGGTCGGTGATCAGTTCGGCGCCGGGCTTACCGCGGCTGAACCCAGCCTGACCGCGAAACTCGGCTCGATGGTCAACGCGAAAGCATTCTCCCCTCGGGTAGATACCTCAGCGCTAACCACCACGTCATCTGAACGTGACATCAAGCTGACTTACAACAATTTTGCAACACCGGGGCTTTCGAGTGCCGAGGAGTTATTCAAGCTCGGCCCCCAGCTGAAAGCGAGGACACGTTGAAAATCTTCTTGGAATCCCAGTCGGGTCGAATCGAACTCGTAACCGGACGCGACTCGGAGTTCCTGCTCGGGGAAAAGACGAGCGGGCTTGGGGTCGCTCAGAAGGTGTCGCGGTTGACTCGTGGCTCAGGGGTGGGGGCGTCGTATCGCGGCACTCGAACTGAAAGTCGACTAGCTGATCTGCATGTCTTCGTGCGGGGTGCCGATCGGACTGCCACTGGCACGCTGTATGAGCGCCTGGTGAGCATCGCCGTTCCTCGCGCGGGGGGACCCCTACCCCTGCTGGTCGCCGAGTATGCGGATGGACGTACCTTCGAGTTGCCGTTCGTCTATCTCAGTGGACTTGAGCTGTCGGGAACGGCATCCGGCCCGCGAATGGCAGAGTCGCTCATCTCCATCGAGTGCCCGGCCCCATTCTGGACAGCGCGCGACGCTCTCTCCTTCAGTGTGGCGAATGAGTCGTCAGGCGTGGGCCTGCTCCCAAATCTGGCGCAGTTGCCGGTTTCTCGGTCGGCGGCGATTGGCTCGATTACGTTGGAGAATCCGGGCGATGTTGATTCGGATATTTCGTGGACGATTACGGGGCCGGGTGGTCCAACTCCGATCAGTATCAACGGGGTCGGTTTCGTCTTCGAGGCCGTGTTGCAGTCGGGTGAAGTGATCACGATTGTGCGAACACCCACGGGCGTGAAGGTGCTCGATCAGGCCGGGGCGAATCGGTACGCCGATCTCGGGCCTGCTCCAAAGTTTCCACGCTTGCCGGCAGGAATCTCGGTTGTTGATATCGAAATGGCGAACGCGAGCCCCGGCGGGTGGGAGCCGACGACAGACATCATCCAGACGAACCGGGTCACGTCGCCGTCGTTGCGGGTGTCTGCTGAGGGTTGGCAGGCGTTCGGTGCGGGGTTGGCGCGAACGGCGACCGGGTTCTACGGCTCGGATGCTGGCTTTCTCGCGTTGACGTGGGCGGCGGCTTCTACCCCTGAGGCGGCCGTGCAGGTGCAGGTGCCAGCTGCGGTTGGTGATGTGCTGTCTGCGAGCTTGTCGGTGTTGTCGTCGGTCGCGCAGACGGTGCGGGTGATGACGCAGTTCGTGGACTATGCCGGCGCACCGGTCGGGCCGCTGACCCTTGGCGGGTCTGTCGAACTGCCGGCGAACACTCCGGTGGTCGTCGGCGTCGATAGTACCGATCTGGATCCGGCACCCGAGGGCACGGTGGGTTTCCGGTTCATGGCGTCTGTCGATGTCGTCGGCGGGCGGAGCTGGGCGGTGGGTGACACGTTCGCGGCGTCGCTCGGTATCGTCACCGCGTCCCCGGCCCGGACGGTGTTTTTCGATGGGTCGTTCGAGGGTGCGGGCTGGGCTGGCACAGCGGATGCGTCCGAGTCCGTTCTCTTTGATCGGGTGCGGGTGAATCAGTCCACGGTGCAGGGCTTCTACAAGCCGCGCAGAGAGGTCGTGTACTAATGGACGCGTCCGATCTGACTGTGGAGGTACGCGGCGCTGACCTCGTGCGGATCGGGCAGCTGGTCGATTCTGACCTGACTAACTTCGTGTGCGTGCCGCGCGAGAACGAGGTGGGTTCGTGGTCGGTGAAGCTGCCGGCCACGTACATCAACGAGGACGGTATCGAGGTTCCGCACGAGTTGTGTGCGGTGCTGCGCCGCCCAGCGTCAGGGATTGTGGTCACCGGCACGCACGGGAAGATCCTGTCGGGGCCGATGACGTACGCCGCGCAGACGCAATCAGCCGATGACCCTCCGGGAACGTGGACGATTGAGGGCATCTCGGACATGGCGGTCGTGAAGCGGGCGCAGGCGTACCCGAATCCGGCGTTGGTGTCGGCACAGGCATCGTCGCAGTCGCGGGCTACGGACTATCGGCGGGCCGCGGCGGAAACCCTGATGCGCGCCTTCGTGACCGCGAATATCGGCCCGAGCGCGCCGAGCGCACGCCGGGTCGCCGCGCTGACTCTGGGCACAGACCTGGGGCGTGGGCCGACATTGACAAAATCTCCCCGGTTCCAAAACCTGCTGGAGCTATTGCAAGAAATCGGCACCGGCTCCGGTCTGTTGTTCGATGTGGTGCAGGTGGGTGACGGTCTCGAATTTCAGGTGTCGGAACGCCTGGACGTGTCGGCTTCTGAGCGGTGGGACGTGGAAAACAATCAGCTCTCGTCGGTGAAGTACGCCTTCACAGGTCCCGGTGTGACGCACGTCATCGTTGCCGGGCAGGGCGAGGGTACCGCGCGGAAGATCATCGAAGTCACGACAGCCGCGTCACTGGCAGCTGCTGCCATCTGGGGCCGGTCGGAACGGTTCGTGGACCAGCGCAACACTAATGACGACGCCGAGCTGCTACAAGCCGGTCTGGAAGTCCTGGCCGATGAAGGCGCGGTCATCACGTCGCTAGAGATCGTACCGAGTGCGGACATGGCTGACGGATTCGGCAGCACATGGCTGCTGGGCTCGTGGGTGACGGTCGTCGTCGGGGATCAGGAGATCCGGGCACCGATCAGTGAAGTGATCCTCTCGGTCACATCGGAGGGGCTGCTCGTCGGCGCGACAGTGGGCGATCCGACCGGGTTCGAGTGGGATTCCCTTCTCAGCGCCCGCCAAACCAAAANGCCACGTACTGCTCCCACCTGCCGGAACCAGCACGGCCGTGACCTACGACCCCGACGAGATCGAGGAAGCGTACAACTCCCAGTTCGACGCCGAACACGAAGTTGACGAGCGATAACACGCTCCCCCGTGAGCATAGACAGCGTGAATAGTCTCCCGAAACACGGGGGTTAGACATTCCGCCAAACGGTGAAACCGCATAAAGACGCGGAAGTCGCCCAACCCAGCACCACCCGAAGCCCTGGCCGTCATGGTGAGGGCTTCCCTACGTTAGGACTCTCCCATGGCCCGCATTCAGATTCTCGAGTTGCCGATGGTCGAAGTTGACGGAGTGATGACCACCCCGTTCTCGATCATCATCGACCAAGTGGAGCATGAGGACATCACGGGCTTCGGCGGAGTGTTGATCCGGCGAGTCTCGGAGCTCACCCAAGATGAGGCTGACAAGATCGCCCTTCGAATGGGTGCTGTGTCTGCGATCCTCACCGCTTGCACACTGGACCTTGCCTAATGGCCGCCATGGGAACTGCACACGTCAAGATCATTCCCGAGATTGACCCCGCCGAACTGGATGCCGCGATGATCGAAGCGATCGCCGTTCGAGTGGCGGCAATCAACCGCGGCCCGAAGCTGAAGCTCGCCAAGTCCATCGTGATTGACGGAGACAAGGGCACGGTCGCCATTGACGGCACCTTGCTCGGGTATTTCCTTGACAAGGATGGGCCAACGTTCGAGCGGTCCGATCGCCCGGGTGGCCTCACCGTCGTGAATCTGCGCATCCTTACCCAGAGCGCCAAGTACACCGGGCCGGCGCGAGCATGAACCCCTGGCAGATCCTCGGCAACCTCGCCGCATGGTCCCTGATCGTCATCCTCGTGCTGGTCGTGGCCATGATCGCAGTCGCCGTCATCGTGAGCATCGACCGCACACTGCGTCCCAAGCGCATGATGCAGGCCAGCAGGGACCGACGAACGACGGTGTTCAGCGGTAAGCGACCTAGCTAACGCAGTCCAACGCTTCATCCGCGCCGGCCTCGCTTGAGCTGAAGTCGCTGGTTCCCCAGTCAGAGAACGCTGACGCCTCACCATTCACCGAGAACATAGAACCTGAGTACGGGTCAACCGTGATGTCGTCGTTGGTGGCCCACAGCCCGACGACATCTGTCATGCCCTCGCCATTGATCGTCGCCGCAACGAACCACACGTTCTCTCGTTCGCCAGCACGAACAGCAACGGCCGACGTGATGTTGTTCGCCGGCTCAATGCCAGCCACCCCAACATTGATCGCGTTTACTGTGGACTGCGCTACAGCGATGCACTCCGCCACCTCTGCTTCAGGAGTCGCTTCCGGGGCTGCTTCCGGCGTCGCGGTTTCGCTCGCTTCAGGGGCCACGTCGACAGTCTCGGCAACAGGTGCAGCAACCGGCACAGCAGATGAGCACCCGGCGAGCAGCAGAACGGCAGCAGCGGCCAACGTAAACGAGATCTTAGACATAGTTCCCCCAGTAGGTATTAGGGGCTCAGGCTAGCAGGGGGTGGCTCGTGGGCTGGGAGACATCAGACCGCCGTGACAGGCTTCCCCGAGACTGGCCCCGCCGCGTAGAGAACACTCGCGCAATAGCGGGCGGTCGATGCCAAGCAATCATGAACGCCGGCACACGCTGCGTCGAAGTTGGTACTGACTGCGACCACATCGAGCACGGCGACAATCACGACCAGGACAACCTGCAATGGCTATGCGGCTGGCACCACGACCGCAAGACAGCGAGAGAAGCACGAGCGGCACGGGCGCTGATGCCACGAGTGAGCGCGTACATGGAACCTGAACGGCATCCTGGGCTCAGATAGGATATAGAAAGACCCCCGCGACGCGTCAACGTCCGGGGGCATGACCAACCGGATAAGGGTTGATATGACCAAGAGTACCTGTACCGTCTGCGCCGTGGAGTTCACGAGCACGAATAAGAAGAAGTACTGCACGCCGCTCTGCGCCTCCCGTGCATACAACGCCGCACGCAAGGCGGACGGCCGACTCGCCACCCTCAGGGCGCAACTCAAGGATGAGCGCGCAACATGGCAGGCGGCCAATGCTCACAAGTATCGGGGCAAGTACTGGGACGCCCGTGAGTGTGAAGCATGCGGGATAAGCTACCGGGTTCGATCGAGTGAGCCGACGCGGGCGTGCAGCCTCTGGTGTGGCACGTTCCTCACGTACGGGGCATGGCCTCAGTGCAAGCTCAACATTGCCACGTGCCTTGAGTGCGAATGCCACTGGGTAGACCGAACGGGATACAGCCGATACTGCGAAGCCTGTGGGCGTAGTGGCGTCCATCACTTCAAGATCGACCAGGGCTTGCGACAGCGACTGTACGCGCTCGACAAGTGGACATGCTGGTTGTGTGGTGAAGGCGTCGACATGGAGGCTGACACGAACTCGGACTACGCGCCGTCGCTGGATCACGTAACTCCGCTATCACGTGGAGGTAGGCATAACAAAGCAAATCTGCGAACTGCTCACCGTATCTGCAATTCGTTGCGTCAGGATCGACCGGCATAAAAACGAGAGGGGGCAGGGGCCTCCTGCCCCACCCTTAGCTTTGCCGGGGAGGTGCTGTCTGTCAAACTGCCTACGGGTCTGGGAAATTCAGCACATGCGCCGCCATGAGCTATCGCGTCACGAGCTTTCGGCCCGTTCGCGGATTTAGTCAAACTTCGTAATTCCTGAGCCTTTAGTGAGCTTCGACAGTCCCACATTCCCTACACTTCCGCGTAATTACGCGGTTTATCCGTAACAATTCCTGATAGACTCAGGTTATGGAATTCACACGCTGCGAGCACTGCGGAATCCTCAACGCGCTCTCCCGCTCCGGTGCCCGGTTCTGCTCACCGAAGTGCCGCGTCTACTGGCACCGGGCCGCGGGCAAGCTCCCCTCTGAATTGACATCCCATGATCGTTGGATTCGACGCTCTGCCGAGAAGGTTCCACTGCAGCTCGACGGCCGTGCAGCGAGTTCGACCCGATCTTCTACATGGTCATCGTTCAAGGCGGCTTCCGCGTCGACGGTGGGCGCCGGCCTGGGGTTCGTTCTCAACGGCGACGGTATCGGCTGCTACGACCTCGACCACTGCATGGTTGGCGGCAAGCTCACCCCGACAGCCGCAGCGTTCATCGCGTCACACCCGGGCTTCTACTCCGAGGTTTCACCATCGGGTGACGGCGTGCACATCTGGGTTCACGCCGAGGGTCAGCGTGGCTCGAAGCGAGTCATCGACGGATTGAACGTCGAATTTTACACACGCGGTCGGTACATCACGATCACGGGCAAGGCAATCAAGACCACCGCATAACCGAAACGGCTGACGGTGTAACCCGAAACGGGAGGCACCACATGTCAGGCACCGGCCCCCCGCCGAAAGATCCGAGCAAGCGCGCTCGCACCAATAAGGATGTCGTCGCGCTCCGTATCCTCACCGCCATGCCGGCGCAGCAGCCCGAGCTTCCGTCGTTCACCGTTCAGGTCACGATCGACGGCGAGCTCGACACTCAAGAGTTCGAGTGGCCGTCGATGACGCGCGACTGGTGGGACATGCTCTCTCTGCATCCGCTCGTGGATGAGTTCATCGAAACTGACTGGTCATATCTGCTTGTAACGGCTCGAATCCATGCTGAATTCTGGCGCGGCAAGATGGCCCTGGCTGCTGAGCTGCGATTGCGTGAGGCCAAGTACGGGTTCACCCCTGAGGATCGCTTGCGCCTGCGAATCTCCCTGGCTCAGACCGTAGAGGCCGAGGGCAAGGTCGGTTCTAAGAAACCATCATCGTCGCGCGATCGCTTCGCGGGCATGGAAATCGCCGCTGAGGCATCTGGAGAATAACTCCGAAGGGGTGATTGCGTATCCCTTGGAAGCCGATGGATGGTGACCACTTCCCCTCGCTGGGTTATCACGTCGCCGACCAGATGCGCGAATACCTGGCCGCGCCCGACAACACGGATTTCACGCCGTTCGAGGTTACTCGCGAGCAGCTGGAATTTCTGGTGCGCTTCTACGAGGTAGATCCTCACGACGGGCACCGAGTAAAACACAGAGCCGTCTTGTCTCGCTCACGCGGGTGGGGCAAGAGTCCGTTCCTCGCGGCCATCGGAATTGCTGAAGCGCTGTTCGAGGTCAACTGGGCAGGTTGGGATGCTGACGGGCAGCCCGTGGGAAAGCCGTGGTCAGTCGATCGCACGCCGCTGGTACTCATTACCGCCGTGTCCGAAGATCAGGCGCGACGGAACACGTGGGGCCCGCTGCTCGAGATGATCCGTGAAGGTTCCGTGCTCGATGAGTTCAACGTCGACCCGATGGATACTTTCGTGGCGCTACCGAAAGGCAAGATCGAGATGGCGACCGCGGCTGCTCGAGCGATCAAGGGTTCTCGTGCAGTGTGCGCGATCATGGACCAGACCGAAGAATGGGTTCGAGGTAACGGCGGGGTTCGCCTCGCACAGACGCTCCGTAACAACGCTACGAAAATCGGCGGCGTGACGATTGAGTCACCGAACGCTTTCACCCCCGGTGAGAAGTCAGTCGCTGAGGATTCGGCGCGGTTCTGGGAGAACACGCAGTCAGGCAAGTACGCGAATCTGAAAGACGTTCGCTCGCTGCTCTACGATCACCGTGAAGCGCCGGCTGACACCGACATCGCGGATCACGAATCGCTGATCCGTGGCCTGCGCATCGCGTACGGAGACTCGAGCGGGCATCCTGGCGGGTGCATGATCCATAACCCGCCGTGCGCGCCGGGTTGGGCACCGATCGAGCGCATCGCCCTCGACTTCTACGACACCTCAAACGACCCGCAGACGATGCGGCAAGACTTCCTATCGCAGATCACGCACGCCTCGAACGCCTATATCTCGGCGCCCGAGTGGCGTGCGATTCTCGACACCGAAAAGGTAGTCACGAAGGCGGAGCCGATAACCCTCGGGTTCGACGGCTCGGAGGGCCGAAAGGTCGGCATGGGAATCGCCGACTCGACGGTCCTCATTGGCTACTCGGTAACACAGAAGCACCTGTTCCAGATCGGAGTATGGGAGCAGCCAGACGGCCCCTCTGGGGACAACTGGCGGCCGCCGACACTCGAGGTTGAGGCCGCGGTGCGTGAGGCGTTCAAGAACTACAACGTGATCGGCTTTTACGCTGACCCGTCTGCAGGTTGGGCTGGCCAGGTGAAAACGTGGGAGGCCGAGAATTTCAAGAAGCTCAAGGTCAAGATGACCACGGATGAGCCGATCAAGTGGCGCCAGAAGGACATCGGCCGCACCGTCGATGCTTTCGCCAACATGCATTCAGCAATCGTGAACGGCGAGATGACGCACGATGGGTCGAAAGCCCTGACGGCACACTTCCTCAACGCCCGCCGAGACCCCCGCCGAAACGGCTATGTGCTCATGAAGCCTGAGAACGATCAGGACTACTCCAAGATCGACGCCACATGGGGCGCGGCTTTCGCGCATGCATGTGGGATCGACGCGCTCGGTAAGGGCATCCAGAACACCAAGCAGAAGACAGCCCCCCGGCGACTTTATTAGGAGGTCAACGTGACGCCCGACGAATACCTCCCGCTGCTGACCAAGCGGCTCGACTCGGCACAGAAGCGCATCGCGCTGAATCGTCGATACTCGACAGGGAACGCACCCATGCCCGAGATGGGGCAGAACACCAAGGCGTCGTGGGTCGCATTCCAGAAAAAGGCGCGAACGGACTTCGGGGGGCTCACGTGCCGATCGCTCGCCGGCCGGATCATCCCGAACGGTGTGCGCGTCGGGGAAACGTCGACGGGCGCCGGCGTGCTGGCAGCTCGGAAGATCTGGCGCGACAACCGCCTCGGCGTCGTCTTCGCTGACGCGATCTGGAACATGCTCAGCGTCTCACGTGGCTATCTCGTCACCGGCGTGCGTGACGGCCTGCCGATCATCACGAGTGAGCTTCCCGAGCAGGTCATCACGATCCCCGATCCGGTGCAGAAGTGGCGCGCACGGGCAGCCCTGCGCGCGTGGCGGGACACAGAGACGGGTTTCGACCACGCATGGGTTCGGATTCCCGGCGTGCAGCAGAACTACATCCGCAAGTCGGCCAAGGCGAACGGCATGACGCGGGACACTGTTTCCGGGACCGACTGGGAGCAGTACGGACCGCCACAGCTGCACGATGGCGGCGTTGGCGTGTTCGTGCTCGACAACTACCTCGACGTGGCCGAGTTCGAGCCGCACATCGACATCATCGACCGTATCAACATGGGCAAGCTGAACCGGCTGGTCATCACGGCCATGCAGGCTTTCAAGCAGCGCGCGATCAAGGGTGGCCTGCAGAAGACGGACGAAGACGGCAACGACATCGACTGGGCCGGGATGTTCGAGCCCGCTCCTGGCGCGCTCTGGGATCTCCCTGAAGGCATCGACATTTGGGAGTCCGCACCAACCGACATTCGGCCGCTGCTGGAAGGTGAGAAGGAGGATGCACGCGACTTCGCGGGCACGACTCAGACGCCGATCGACGTGTTCATTCCTGACGGTCAGAACCAGTCGGCGACGGGCGCGGCCAACTCGCAGAAGGGCGAGATTTCCAAGGCGAAGGATCGCATCGAGCGTGCGGCCGCGGGAATGTCTGCGGCGATGCTCGACGCGCTGCGGATCATGGGGCTCGATGATGGCTCAACTGTCGATGTGCTGTTCGAGGCACCGGCGCACGTCTCCTTGAATGAGAAGATGCTCGCAGCGACTCAGGCGAAAGCGGCCGGCATGTCGGATCGGTGGATTGCTCGCAACATCATGAACATGACGCCGGATGAGATCGCCGAGAACGAGGCTGATCTTGCCGACCAGGGCCTATCGGCTCTGCTGGCGGGTGTGAGCAGTGGCGCAACCATCGGTTAGCCAACTGTCCGAAGCTCACCAGAAGGCGATGGCACTCATTCGCGAGCGGGTCGTGCTCTACGGCTCGACGGCGTGGGGCCAGTCGCGGGCGTTCCGTGACGCCGACATCGAGCGGATCATGGCGCGCGTGATTCCGGTCGTGCAGGCCGGGCAGATGCAGGCCGCGCAGGTCACGAACGCATACATTGGCCGCCTAGCCGTCCTGGCCGGCGTCACGTGGACGCCAGGGGTCGACCGTGACGCGATTATCGACTACCGCGGTATCCCTGCCGAAGAGGTGTACCGCCGCCCGGCCGTGGCGACGTACTCAGCGCTCGCCAAGGGCACGCCGTATCTCGATGCCGTCAAGGTCGGCGCGGCGCGTCTCGTGGGCATCATTGCCACGGACATGCAGCAGGCAAGCAACCGGCAAGCCAGCGCGGCAATCGCCGGATCTGGATTCTCTGCATTCCGGCGTCAATTGTCGGGCCGCGAGAACTGCGCGTTCTGCGTCATCGCATCGACGCAGCGCTACCTCAAGGGAGATCTGCTCCCGCTACACCCTGCGTGTGACTGCGAAACGATGCCGCTGCTCAGCGCGACCGATCCGGGTCAGGTCATCAATCGCAACTTGCTCGAGATGACGCATGCGGCCATCGATAAGCAGCTCGGTTTCACTGATCGCGGCGCGCGGGATCTCGACATCGGCAAGGTCAGTTCATCCGGCCAGCCGCTGTCGGACTATACGGACCTGATCGTCGTGAACGATCACGGCGAGCTAGGGCCGGTGCTCGGCTGGCGCGGCGCGAAGTTCACCGGTGCTGACGACCTGCATTCGCACTAACCAATCCACAGAAAGGCCCCGCTAACCCCGGGGCTTTTTTGTGCCCAAATTCTTCCCGCCAAGCGCGGGATAAGTCGCCGCAACGGTGGCTTTCACTAACCCGAAACGGGAGCTAAGAACCATGCCAAAAACTGCCGAAGAACTCGCCGCCGAAGAAGCTGCCGCAACGGCCGCCGCTGAAGCTGCGAAAGACAAGACACCGATCACCGACCCCGCGCTGACGGCGGCACTCGCCGACGTCGACAAATGGAAGGCGCTCTCTCGCAAGAACGAGGCCGACAAGAACTCGAACGCCGAAAAGGCGCAGAAGTGGGACGCCAAGGAAGACGGCGACCGCACCGATCTCGAGAAGGCAAACGCTCGCGCGGATGCCGCCGAGAAGATCGTCTCCGAGGGCACTGCCCGCGAAGCCACCAAGACCCTTCGGACTGAGGTCGCTACCGCAAAGAAGTTCGCTGATCGCAAGATCCCCGAATCGGCTTTGCGAGGCACCACCCGTGAAGAGCTTGAAGCGCACGCCGACGAACTGCTCCTGCTCATCCCCGCGCCGGCACCTGCTGCGGATGCGGACGGCCAGGGCGATAAGGGCGGCCGGATCGGTGACGGCGAAATGTCGGCAGACGACATCGTGGCGAAAGCCACAGCACGGTAACAACCCCGCCGCAATCAGCGTCGGTTCATTCCCCCGTTTCAAGGAGAAACAATCATGGCAAACATTTTCGTGAAGGGTCAGAAGCTCGCCGCAACCGCGCTTGCTCTGCTCCGCAAAGAGGTGAAGGCCCCCGGCTTGTTCACCCACAAGTTCGGCATCGCCGACTTCACTGGCGCTGAGGGTGACACCGTGGGCGTCAAGCGCCCCCCGGTGCTCGTGGCTCGCGACAAGGGATGGCGCAACGATGACGAAATCATCGTCGACAAGCTCGTCAACACCAAGATTCAGGTCAACCTGAACCGCCACCCGTACAGCGCCGTTGCGCTCTCACCCGAAGAGGCAACTCTCGACGAGGTCGACTACGTGCGCGACGTGCAGGTCCCGCAGGTCCAGGCCATTCTCGAATGGTTCGAGAACCTCGTGATCGGCGCACTCCGCGCTGCTTCGTTTGTGTTCGGCGTCACGTTCAACCCGGCCTCGACCAAGGCTGTTGAATCCGACCCGCGCAAGGTCGCCATTCGCGCCCGGAAGCTGTTCCAGAAGGCACACGTGCCCGCTGCGGGCCGCTATTGGCTCGTGGGTGCCAACGTGTCCGAAGAGGTCGCGTCCTACGACAAACTGCTCGAGGTTGACGCTTCCGGCCTGCCCGAAGCTCTCCGTGAGGGCGTCGTCGGCAAGCTCGGCGGGTTCGTCATCGTGGAGCTCGATTCCCTGGGCGACGACGAGAGCTACTTCGTGCACGAGTCGGCCATCGCGATCGCCGCAGTGGCCCCGACCGTGCCGCAGGGCGCCGTCAAGGGTGGTGGTGTCGCTGCTGGTTTCGGCCTCGCCGTGACCCAGCTCTGGGACTACGACTCCAAGACCCTCAAGGACCGCTCGGTCGTGCACGCGTTCGCTGGCGCCACTCCGGTCACCGACCCTGAGGTCGACGCTGATGGCGCGATCATCATCGACGTTGACGGAAACCCGCAGCTCGAGTTCAAGCGCGCCATCAAGGTCACATTCGGCGCGGGCGTCGCCGCTGAGAAGGCCGTCTACACCTCGACGGTGACCGGTTCCCCGACGGGCGGAACCTACACGCTGACCGCTGACGGCGAAACGACGGAGCCGATCGCGTACAACGCGACCAACGCCGTCGTGGCTGCTGCGCTCAACGCGCTCGATGGCATCTCCGGTGTGACCGTTTCGGGCACCAGCACCAAGACGATCACGCTCCCCGAGCGTGTCGTGCTCACCGGATCGGGCACCGGCCTCACCGGTGGAACCACTCCCGGCGTGACCGTTACCGCGGTCTAGTAGAAAGGTTGGTGAGATTGTGGCTGTAGTAAAACTGGCGACATCTGAGGATGTCGAAGCGGCGCTGGGCCGCAGTCTCACTGCCTCTGAGGCACCGCGGGTCGGGGTGATTCTGGATAAAGCTTCCGAGCTTTTCCGGGATCGCTCCGGCCAGCAGTTCACCGCGGGCCGCTCAACACGACGGTTCAAGGTGAACGGGGGCAAGGTCAGACTGACTCAGCGCCCCGTTACGGCTGTTGTCTCGGTCACCGACGATGACGGCAACCCGTATGAGTTCACTCGGTTTGATTCGGTACTGACGATCGACCTCCGCAGTCATTTGTTCGTACGCGTGACATACGATCACGGCGGCGAGGTCCCCGATCTCGTGCGTCTCTGCATCGCGGACATCGCCAAGGCCGTGCTGACGATTAACCCGAAAGCCGTCGAAGGACTCACGCAGTATTCCGAGGCGACGGGCCCATTCAATAAATCTGAAACGTACGCGACTTGGGCAATTGGCGGGGCGACTCGGCTCGCCCCCGACGACGTCGCATTCGCCGACACGTTCAAGATGAGGCTCGGCAGCCTGATCGTGCAGAACCGATGAGCGAGACAATCACGATCACACGCAAGGGGGTTCCAACGGGCGGCTATGACGAGGGTGGCTACCCGATTATCGGGGCTGACACGATCTTCCCTGTTGACATCATCGCGTTTGCTCCGCGTGGCTCCGATGAGTCGGCGACCACGGCCGGCCAGAAGGTTATTACGGGCGGGACTGTCTACGGATTCCCTGGCCTAATCCTGCTGTCCACTGATCGTCTCGACATTCGCGGCGAGACGTTGCAGGTCGAAGGTGAATCTGGTCTGTGGGCATCCCCATATTCCGGTGAATCCAAGGGCATCGAAGTTGCTGTGAAGAGAGCGAGCTGATGGCAACACGATTCAGGCAAATCAGGTCAATTTCCGAGATGATGACCTCACCCGAGATTGAGGCGGTGCTCGTCGGGATCGGTGAGCAGGTTCTCGCCGCGGCTGAATCTGACCCCAATCCCGAATATGTGGCATCCCTGCGGATGCAGACATTCCAATCGAGGGGCAAGAGCGGATCTCGCGTTGTCGTCCAAGTCGGCGCCGTGCCCGGTCTTGGAAACGCGGTTGAGGCGAAGCGCGGCACCATGGCGCGCGCACTGGGCTCGGTGGGGCTGTGAACATCCTTTTCCCGCCGACTACCGGCAAGCTATGCGCGGTCTTACGTACGGCTCTCACGGCCTCTCCGCTGGCCTATTCATCCGGAGTCGCGGTCGGCCCTGAGCTTCCCGCTACGAAGACTGCGCGCATGGTCACGATCATGGACAATTCCGGCCCTGACGATGGTGTGCAGACTCGCCGGCGCCAGGGTGTGAATGTCTGGGCGGCACGCGCGGATGCTGAATTGCTCGCGCTGCTGTGTATGGCGGTCTATCGCTCGTGCGCTGACGGCAAACCGATCACCCGGACCGCACAATTCAGCGGCCCTGCCCTGGTGCTGGACGATCCGAAATACGTGGTCGACGGCATCGAACTGACTCACCTGTTTTTCACCTTTCAAGTCTCAGCCCGAGGCAGCGACTACTAAATTCCCGCCCTGTTCTCCCGCAGGCAAATCGAGGCACGCCTCACCTAAGGAGATACATCATGGCTGGACAGTCAACCAGTGAAGTTCGCGTTGCCGTCGACGGCATCGTTTCCACCTGCCCCTACAACACGAGCACCCCGCCCACGTCGGCGGCTTCCTCGCTCGCTGCTCCGTGGGTCGACCTCGGCTATGTGAGCGAGGACGGCGTCACCGAAGCCACCGCGCAGAGCAGCGAGAAGATCCGCGCATGGCAGCGGGGCAAGGCCGTTCGCACCGTCATCACCGAGGGCGAAACTACGTACCAGCTCGTTCTCATCCAGACGAACAAGGACACCGTGGCGCTGTATTACGGCGCTGACGTGGAAGCTGACGGCTCCATCGTCGTGAACCCGATGAAGGAGCGCCCGCTGTTCGAGCTGAACCTCGACGTGATCGACGGCGAAGACATCGTGCGTGCCTATGGCCCCGAGGCTCAGGTCACCGAGGTCGGCGATCAGGTCTACGCGAATGGCGTCGCGATTGGCTACGAGGTGACCGTTACCTGTGCCGTCGTCGCTGACTGCGCCGGTTCCGGCAAGCCCGGTTCCGTCAAAAAGTGGTACAGCTCGCTTGCGGCTCCGGTCGTTCCCGTAATCACGACCGCGCTTCCTGCCAGCCAGGGCGCAGGCGAAGTCGTGACCCTCGTCGGGACCGGATTCACCGGCGTAACCGGCATCACCATCGGCGGCGTTGCTGCAACCGGATTCGACGTGCTCTCGGCAACGAAGATCTACGTCACCCTGCCGGCTGGCGCTGCCGGTTCCGCGCCGATCATCGTCACCACTGCGGGCGGCGCATCCACTGCTAAGGCGTACACGCGCGTTTAGCTCCCAAGTACCGCTGGCCGGGTGATCGGGAGATATCCCGGCCAGCGTTCCATCATCTCCCACCACTCCCAACGTAAGGATCTCCCATGGCACTAGAACTCTTCCACTTCACCGGCAATGACGGTACCAAATTCACCCTGCCGAAGGTCATCAAGTCGGGTGTGCTGCGCAAGGCGCGCAACGCCCGCGATGATGTCGACTACGCCTATAACGTGATTGAGCTTGTGGCCGATGGGCCCGCGCTCGACGCCTTGGATGAGATGACGGCCAAAGAGGTCGCCGACATCTTCAAGGATTGGATGCAGGGGATGCAGCCGGGGGAATCCTCGGCCTCCTCGGCCTCGTAGAGGATCATCCCGAACCGCTCGCACGAGATTTCCGCGAGCGGTTCGGACTGTCCTATCTGGACATCGGCTACGGCATCGTTTACATCGAAGCGTGGCATCTGTGCAAGTCGCTGCTCAAGGACCCCTCGTCGTGGCTCCATGCGTCCGTGGCGGGCTGGGATCACCCAGTGTCGCGCGAGTGGATCATCCTGGCGCAATCGTTCGACCTCGCCCATGCTGCGGCGTCTAAGCATCGCCCGAAAGCAATGCCGAGGCCGTGGCCTGACACGAAAAACAAGATCGGCGGGAAGAAGACGGTTCGACGGTCCATTGAGGACGTTCGCGCCATTCTTCGCCCGCAAAGCACGACCTAGCATGGCTCGTTCTCCCGCGAGATTTTCACTCAATCTCACCGGAGGACACCTATGGCTTCGATGTACCAGGCATTTATTGAGCTCGTGCCCGACGCCTCCAACCTGCGCAAAACCCTTGCTAAGGAATTCGACGCCGTTGGCCCCGAGGCTGGCCGAAACGCCGGAAAGGGTATCCACTCGGGCATCCTCGGGTCGATTGGCGGCCTTGCTGCACCTCTGGCCGCTGCGGTGGCTGGGCTCGGCATTGGCAAGATGCTTGCCGATTCCATTGGCAACGCTTCGGATTTTGCTGAGGCCGGCACTGCGATCACTGCGGTGTTCGGTGACGCTGACCAAACAGTGCAGAAGTTCGCGGCTGCCTCGGCGGCCGCTCTCGGGCAGTCAACCAATCAGACCCTCGACGCTGCACGCGTCTTCGGTACGTTCGGCAAGGCTGCGGGGCTGAGCGGGGAAGATCTCGCTGGGTTCTCCACCGACTTTATTACACTGTCTGCCGACCTCGCATCGTTCAACAACACGACCCCTGAGCAGGCGATCGAAGCGCTCGGCGCTGGCCTCCGTGGCGAGTCCGAACCGCTCCGGCAGTACGGCGTGCTTCTCGATGACGCAGCCCTCAAGGCGCGGGCTACCGAACTCGGCATTTACTCCGGCACCGGCGCCCTCACCGCTCAGCAGAAGGTTCTTGCATCTCAGGCTGAGATCATGGCTCAAACCGGGCTACAGCAGGGCGACTTCGCGAAGACCTCGGGCGGCCTAGCGAACCAACAGCGCATCCTCAGCGCTGGCCTCGAGAACCTATCTACCACGTTCGGCGCGCTGCTCCTGCCCGTCATGACGACCGTTGTCGGGTTCTTGAACCGCTCAGTGATCCCCGCTCTACAGAATGTCATGCCAGCCATCGCGGGCATCAAGTCGATTCTCATCGACGGCGATTTCACAGGTGCTTTCGGCAGGGCATTCGACATCCAAGAAGACTCAAAAATCGTGGACTATCTGTTCCGAATCCGGGAGGGCGTGCTTGGGCTCAAAGCGTTCATTCTCGATGGCGACTTTACGGGCGAATTTCGCTCTGCCTTTCATGTCGAAGAAGACTCGCCGATCGTGGACATGCTGTTCAATATTCGTGAGGCGTTCGGCACCATAGGTGCAGCGTTCGCCCCGCTTATCCCGCAGCTTCTCACGCTGTGGCAGGCGTTCTCTCCACTCACATTGATCCTCGCCGCGATTGGCCCACAGCTACCTGGGCTCGTGAATTCTTTTGTCGGGCTCGCGGTCGCTTTGGCTGGCGCGCTTGGTTCTGCTCTCGCTGACATCATGCCCTCGATCACGGCGCTAAGCGGCGCCCTCGTCACCATCCTTGCCGGCGTGCTCACCAACGTGCTCCCGCCCCTCATGGCGTTTGCAGGCTGGCTGGCTGACAACGTGCAAGTTGTCCTAGCGTTCGCTGTCGCGATCGGTGCAGCCGTTCTAGCGTTCCAGCTCTACACGGCCACAATGGCGATCGTTCGCGGCGCCACGGTCCTCTGGGCCGGGGTGCAGGCTGTCCTCAACGGGGTCATGGCGCTGAACCCGATCGGGATTATCGTCCTGGCGATCATTGCTCTCGTGGGCGCGATCGTCTGGGTTGCTACTCAGACGACATTCTTCCAAGAGGCGTGGGCCGTCATGGTTGACATCTTCATGAACACCATGGGTATGTTCTCGGATTTCTTTTCGAACACTATCGGCATGTTTGTGGATTTCTTCACGAACACGGTCGGCATGTTTGTGGATTTCGGTGCGGGCGTCGTCGCGTTCATCTCAGGTTTCTGGGAAGGAATGCAGGACACCTTCGCGGCTGCTCTCGCATTCCTGCTTGACCTGTTCTTCACATGGCACCCTCTCGGAATCTTGATCTCTCACTTCGATCAGATCGTGGCGTTCTTCTCGGGATTCTTCTCCAACACGGCCGGAATGTTCACAGATTTCTTCACCAATACCATCGGCATGTTTGTGAATTTCGGTGCCGGTGCGATTTCGCTCGTAGTCGATTTCATCAGCCGGATCATAGGCTTCTATGTCGGGCTCGCGGTGTCGATCGGGTCGACCGTTTCGGGTATGTGGTCTGCCGTGACCGGGTATTTTTCAGGATTCGTCTCTGGTGCCGTCTCGCTCGTATCTGGTTTCGCCTCAAGCCTGGTGTCGTTTTTTACCTCGATGTGGGCGGGTGCGACGGGCGCGGTTTCATCTGGCATCGCCACCGCAGTGGGCTTCATCGCTGGTCTACCCGGCAAGGCGCTTGCAGCGCTCGGTAATATGGGCTCCTTTCTGCTGACTGCGGGCGAGGATCTGATTCAGGGTTTCATCGACGGCATCGGCAACATGATCGGCAATGTCGGCGACGCTATCGGCGGCGTCATGGACTTCGTGGGCGGGTTTTTCCCGCACTCGCCCGCTGAGCGCGGCCCGTTCTCCGGTTCGGGTTGGCGCGCTGTTCTCACCGCCGGCACGGCGATCGGTGATCAGTTCGGCGCTGGCTTAGACGGTGCGCTGCCTGACGTTGGCTCCATGCTCGGATCGCGGGTCGATGTAGGGTCATTCACCCCCCGCATCGACCCGACGGCATACGGTTCGGCGTCGTTCGCTGCGGCGCGCTCATCTGACCGCGGCCTGACGCTCAACTACACGAACAACGGCACTCCCGGACTGTCGGCTGAAGAGGAACTATTCAAGGCCGGACGCAAGCTGAAAGCGAGGATCTAGTGCGGATTTATCTGGAATCAGACACGGACCGGATAGAGCTCGGCACTGACCGCGACTCGGAATATTTGCACGGTGACAAAACGACCGGGTTAGGCGTGGCGCAGAAAGTGTCCCGCCTAACCCGGGGCGCTGGCGCTGGCGCTTCATATCGGGGAACGCGCACCGATACCCGTCTCGCCGATCTAGATGTACGTGTATTCGGGTCTGACCGCCTGGCTACTGAGGCATCCTTTCGGCGCCTGGTCGACGTTGTGCTGCCTCGCAAGGGCTCACCGCTGCCTCGACTCGTGGCAGAGTACGGCGACGGCACATCGTATGAGCTGCCGTTCGTCTATCTCTCCGGCCTCGAAGTCGACTCAACAGTTTCCACTCCGACCCACACCCAGGCGCTTATCTCCATTGAGTGCCCCGCCCCGTTCTGGACTGCGCGCGATGCTCTCTCATTCCGAGTAGCGAACGAGTCGGCGGGTGTGGGGTTGCTCCCGAATTTGGCGCAGTTGCAACTGTCGCGATCGGCTGCGATCGGATCGGTGTCGTTGGAGAATCCGGGGGATGTTGAATCGGACATTTCTTGGACGATCACGGGCCCCGGTGGGCCGACGCCGATCAGTATCGACGGTGTTGGTTTCGTTTTCGAGTCGGTGTTGCTGTCAGGTGAAGTGGTCACGATTGAGCGCACGGCCACAGGGGTAACCGTTATTGATGGAAATGGGGCTAATCGGTACGCCGGTCTGGGCCCGGCTCCTAAGTTCCCACGTCTGCCCGCTGGTTTGTCGGTCGTAGATATTGAGATGGCGAACGCAAGTCCAGGCGGTTGGGCACCCACCTCTCAGGTCATTCTTACTAACCGTGTGACTTCGCCGTCGTTGCGGATTTCTGCGGATGGGTGGCAGGCGTTTGGTGCCGGGTCAGCGCGGACCGCGACGGGTTTCTACGGTTCGAATGCGGGGTTTCTGGCGTTGACGTGGGCGGCTGCGTCTACTCCTGAAGCAGCAGTGCAGGTACAGGTGCCGGCTGCGATTGGCGACGTTTTATCTGCGAGCCTGTCGGTGCTTTCGTCGGTCGCGCAGAGGGTGCGGGTGATGACGCAATTCATGGATTACACCGGCGCGCCAGTTGGACCGCTGACCGTGGGCGGCTCAGTGGAGCTCCCTGCGAATACTCCGGTGGTCGTCGGTGTGGATAGTACCGACTTGGACCCGGCGCCAGAAGGCACGGCAGGTTTTCGCTTGATGGCTTCTGTTGACGTGGTAGGTGGGCAAGGCTGGAAGGTGGGCGATACGCTTTCCGCTTCTCTCGGCATTGTCACCTCGTCGGCGGCGCAGACCGTATTTTTCGATGGTGATTTCGAGGGCGCGGGGTGGTCTGGTGCGGCGAATGCTTCAACATCTGTCCTCTTCGATCGGGTTCGGGTAAATCAGTCATCTGTGCAGGGCTTCTATAAGCCGCGCCGAGAGGTGGTGTACTGATGGATGTTGACTCGATGACTGTCGAGGTGCGCCGGCCTGACCGGCAGCGAGTGGGGCAGCTCGACGGCCCCGACCTCGCTAAGTTCCTCTGCGTACCGCGAAAAAACATGCTGGGTTCATGGTCGGTGAAGCTGCCCGATCAGGTGCTGGACGACCGGGGGCGACTCGTGCCCCATGCTCTGTGCTGGGAACTACGGCAGCCCGCGGCGGGTCTCATCATCACCGGCCCCCATGGTGTCATCCTCAGCGGCCCGATGTTCTACGCAGCGCAAGAGCAACTACCGGATGACCCCGAGGGGACATGGACCATCGAGGGTGTCTCAGACCTGGTGGAGACTGCCCGGCCGTTGGCGTTTCCTAACCCGGCGATTGCGTCGGCTCAGGCGTCGTCGCAGTCGCGGTCCCACGACGTGCGAACGGCGCCCGGTGAGACCCTGCTGCGCGATTACGTGGGCTTAAATATCGGTCCGGGCGCGCCTGCAGAACGCGCGGTCGCTGGCCTGACGCTCGCGGTCGATCAGGGCCGCGGTGCAACTCTCACCAAATCGCCCCGGTTTCAGAACCTGCTGGAACTGCTGCAAGAGATCGCGCTCGGGTCCAATCTGCTGTTCGATGTCGTGCAGATCGGCGATGGCCTACAGTTCCGCATCACGGAGCCACTGGACGCATCGCAAGAGCAACGGTGGGACGTAGACAACAACCAACTATCCCGCGCCAAGTACGGGTTCACAGCGCCGGGCTGCACGCACGTCATCGTCGCAGGCCAGGGCGAGGGCATAGCGCGAACCATCATCGAGGTGACGACGCCGGCCAGCCTTATCTCTGCGGCGATCTGGGGGCGCAGCGAGCGGTTCTCCGACCAGCGCAACACGGATGATCCGGCCGAGCTCATGCAGGCAGGCCTCGAAATCCTCGCGGCTGAGGGTAGCGTCATCACCGCGCTGGAAGTCGTGCCATCTGCGGATCTTGCGGATGGCTACGGCACCAAATGGCTGCTCGGCTCCATCGTCACCGTCGTGGTGGGCGATCAGGAGATCCGGGCGCCGATCACCGAACTGCCCATATCTATCACCCCCGAGGGTCTGCTCATCGGCGCAACCGTGGGTGATCCGGTCGGGTTCGAGTGGGATTCCATGCTCAGTGCACGCCAAACCAAAGCAGAGTCGCGGGTTTCCGCACTCGAACGAAATTAGAAGGAGATCCGATGGCCGAGAGGTCTTTCCCATTCGTGCGGAATGCGGGCACTACTACGGTGCCGGGCACCACGTCGGATGCGGAGTATTCAGAGATGTTCCGGCTTCTGGCTAGCACCGGAGTTATCTATGGAACTGATGGCGGCGGACTCAAACCGTTCGCCAATAGTTCCGGTCTGAACGTCTTCGTCCCGGCTGGACGCGCGTTCGTACGAGGGCACTATTACAAGAGCGATGCAGTCGTCACTCTTCCGATCTCGGCCGGGGAGAGCCTGGGCCGTATCGATTCAGTCATACTCCGCATGGAGTACGCGGGAGTGAATGACATTCACCTGGTCATTCTCAAGGGTGAGCCCTCCGCGAATCCAGTGCGGAAGGCTGTCACGCAGACGGAAACGGGCGTTTACGAACTGCTGCTGGGCACCGTGACTGCTGCGATCAACGCGGTCACGATCACCTCGACAGTGGTTGCTGATGCCCGCACATTCAGCAACGCGAACGGGAGCTAACTAATGAGCGCAACACTGTCCATTACCGGCATCGTCCCTCTAGGCGTCGCGGGCGAAAAGCATTACGTCACCGTTGAGGACCGAGCGTTAGCCGTTGCAGCGCGCGAGGGGGCGGTCGCGTCGGCCGCTGAGGCTTTGGCTTCGCAGGGTGCCGCCGTGAACGCTAAGGATGCTGCCGCGTTATCCCGAACGGCCGCGGCTGCTTCGGAGACGGCGGCGAAAAACTCAGAAAATGCCTTAGTTCTTCCCACGGGCCAACTCATCCTGAACATTCTTTCGGACCAAACTGACCCGGCTGCTGCTGCGGTAACCGCGATGTTCGTCCGGGTGGATCGCGCATCAATTGCTTTGGACACAGATGGTGTCCCGTACTTCACAGATGCGACTGTTTTCGCTGATGCAGTCCCGATCAAAATCGATGCTGACGGCATCCCATACTTCTCGACTCTTTAGGAGCATCACATGGCACAGTCACCGAATGTTCGTCTCGTCACTGAGGCTGTTCTCGCCACCAAGGCAGTGAACTTGAATCACCTGCTCAACTCCACCTTCCAGATCAACCAGCGCGGCTACCTGACCGGTGGCACGCTCGCGTCGGGTTCGTACGGGTTCGACCGGTGGAAATCCGCTGCGGCTGGTTCGACGCTCGCTTTCACAGCGTCACCGGCTGGGCAGACAGTCACCATCAACACTGGCGGCGTCATCGAGCAAGCCGTAGAACAGGGGAACCTGCCGGCGGGAACGTATGTGCTTTCCTGGGTCGGCACTGCCTCGGCCCGCGTTTACACGACTGGCGAGACCGCCCCGGCCTTTGCTGCCAGCCCCGTGGTCGTTGCACTCTCCGGTGCGGGCGATGTGCGTGTGCAGTTCACTGCGGTGACGGGTGCGAGGACACTCGCCAACCCGAAGCTTGAATCGGGTAGCGCGGCGACGGTGTTCAGCCGCAACGGCGCCAATGCGCAAGCAGAGCTCGCGGGGTGCCAGCGGTACTATCAGCGTCTCGGCGGCAACGGCAGTACCAACCTTGTGGGTGTCGGCTATTACACACAGACGAATGCTTTCGGCGTAATCGTCTTCCCTGCCATGCGCACGGCTCCGTCCACATCCATCAGCGACGCGAACGGCGTTGTGGTCTATGCCGGTGGCACTTCGCTACGTTCTACGATCGTCAACCTCGCGGGGGCGCAACCGACCAGTGTTGAAATTAGCATCGTCACTTCGGGAGTAGCGGGGCTTTACGCCGGCTGGGCAAAGCTTGAAAACACAATTAGCCCGTACATCGAGCTAAGCGCGGAACTGTAAGCCATGGATTATGTACTCGTAGAAACAGACATCAGTGGCACAGTTATAAAGCTGACCAACGCCAACGGCAAGGTGTGGTGGATTCCCATCAACCCAGCGAACCGGGATTATCGGGCGTACCTAGCCACCGTCAAATAATAAGGAGCCTAAGGGCTCCTTTTCTTTTGTCCATATGTAGTCACGCGGGAGTCCTCCGGGCTCCCGCTTTTGCATACCTGAAAGGAATCATGCCGTCAATAATCCTTGCCGCACATGGCGGCATCACCACACGGTTCAAGCAAGACATCGGCCGAGGGTTCCTGCACAACGGAATCGACCAAGGGCACTCGAACGGTACCGACTACGACCTCGAGATCATGGCTCCGGCTGACGGTGTGATCGTCTCCACCGGCAAGCAGGGCAGCTACGGCAACCGGCTCGTCATCCGGCACAGCTTCGGCAGGTCACTGCTCGCCCACCACGCGGCGCAACTGGTCAATGTCGGGGATCAGGTCACCCAAGGGCAGATCGTTGCTGTCATGGGCAACACCGGCACCAAGTACGTCCACTCCCATCAGGAACTGTGGACCACGAACGGCGAGCAGCTCGACCCGCTCGAACATCTCGGCACATCTGCTGCATCCCTCGTACCCGTCACCCTCACCGCCCTACCTCTCATTGGAGAAACCATGAACCTCTTCCACCTCGTGACCACTGACGGCGCTCAGGCATACATCTTCCAGGGTGTCGCCTCGCAGCAGATCATCAGCAGCGCATATCTGGCCGCGCTCGAAAAGGGCTACGGCGTCAAGGCCATCCAGGTCAACGAATACGACTGGGACGCGATCACCCAGACGCACAACGCCGACGTGCGGGCCATTGCCGCGACCTGTGGCGGGACGGCGTCGCCCGGGCTCACAGCCGCGCAGATCGTCGCACAGCTCGCCGTCCAGCTAGCCAAGTAAGTGCCAGCACCCGAAGAGCTGATGCCTGAGCTTTTCCCTCGCTGGTTCATCGACTGGGCCGGGTCGGTCACGCTGCTCGAGCTGCTGATCTACGCACTCGCCATTGCCGCTGTCCTCAAATGGGGCCGTCAATGGTGGGCCGCAGTCGTCGCCGGCGCGAAGGGCATCGTCGCATTCGCCGCGACCCTCGCCAGCATTCGCGGCCTGACCGCGTTCATCGCCCGGACCGATGCGACCCTCGCCGACCAGACGAAGACGATGGCGGCGCAGACAGACAAGATCGCGGGCATCTTCCACGAGACTCACAACAACGACGGCTCAAGCATCAAGGACTCTGGCGAACGCACTGAACTCGCCGTCGACCGGCTCGAGCGCGGGCTGCTCGCCATCTTCAAACGCCTCGACGCCGCCGGCATCCCTGCAGACGCTGACGAAGACCAGATCCGGCAAGAACTCGAAGACACCCATCCCAAGGAGACACCATGACCACCACTGAACTAGCTCTCGGCGATACCATCCGCATCCGTGCACTCGCTTACGTTCGTACCGGCGTGCCCGCACTGATCGGTGCGCTCCTCACCTGGCTTGCCAGTCGCATCCCCGCCGTCTTCGACTTCCTCGCCGCCGTCGATCCCGAGTGGCGCACGCTGCTGTACTCGCTCGTCACGGCGCTCGTGATCCTCGCCTACTACGCCCTTGCACGGTGGCTGGGGAAGCGCTGGCCGAAGATCGAGACGCTCATGCTGGGCAGCTCCAAGACGCCCGTCTACACCGCGTAACAAGACGAGATCAGAATGCAATGTCAGCATGACTGGAGGGTTGACCCTACCCGCGTAACCACAAGTAACCCGCCGATGTTCTACGCGACGTGCGCCGAGTGTGGACAGATGGAGACACGGCGAACGGCAATATTCGGGCATCGGGTTGACCCCATGAACCCGAAGACGTGGCCAACCGCATAACCCGTCATCCTCGCCCAGACTGAGCATTCTGACTCGGCCATGTTCTTGATCGGAGGGTTTCGTATATTGTTCGAACCGCTAGCCTTCACAGATGACAACGCATGCGGACGCCCCATCAGTAGTTCGCGCCGCCGAGAAGACCCTTTCATTTGCCCGCCAGGGACTTACGGACTATCTAGTACGGAAAGAACGCACTCAGGCAGGATTGCACAACGCAATAATCCACGGACGATCAGTGACGTTCGTTCTCCAGAATCTGAAGAATCTGCATCCTGATTTTGAAAAATGGTATGAGATCGTGGCGTCCCGATTGCGCGCAGATCCAAAAGCTAGGTGGTTCGTAGAGCTCCGCAATCGAATCGAAAAGCAAGGCCAGATCGGAGATTCGCATTCATCCTTCAAGATGTATAATTTCGATTCTTCAAAAATCAACACCATGAACCGGGATGCCCCCAGTGGGACCGTATCAATGTTTTTTGGGGACTCCATGGGGAGGTCGGGATGGGAGGTCCTCCTGCCAGACGGTTCTCTAACCGAGGTGTTCTTCGAACTGCCGCTAGAGATCGCTACATTTCAGCTTTCGATGGCTGAAGCTCCCGAAGGATTTTCTTTCGAGAAGGATCTACCCGACTGGCTCGATCAACTCGAGGCGATAGTACAAGAGGCACGTAGCAAGTTTGGCGGGGCGTCCAACTAAGCCGGATCATTTGAGGTTGGCGGCGTTTAATGCCAGCACCCCCGCAGTGGGACTACATTAACGGATCCCTGTTGCTTTAGCAACCCTGAGTCCTTCTTTGAAACGGGAGTGTGGGCGTCGCAGATTGGATCCCCGTACTGACATGTGGGCGGCTCAGGACCGACCGCTCAGAATGCGTCAACACCTATTGGCCCAGACTGACGGGTCATTCCCCACCCACCCCGTAGCCCGACCCGCACACCAACGCCCCTGGTCTCACTTCACCGTGAGGCTGGGGGCTTTTTTGTTTACAACCCGCACGCATTGTCCATGTCGCGTGAAGCCATATTGAAATCTATTTTGGTTGCATCCGAAAAGTTGGTGCCGAGCATCCCTATCGAATCTGACAGCGCTTGCAAAGCCTTGCCAATCTCAGTGTCACCTTCCTGCACGACGATAGCGTCAAGCTTGTCGGTCGCTGAAATTATACGTTCCCGCAACATCTGCCCACCAGCAGTCTTATCCTCGGTGTCTGCTGCAATCCCAACGGCATAACCAAAGTCTTCCAAAACAGGCCCCATATCATCGCAGGCGGTACTGGTTGGTGTTGACGTGCAACCGGTGAGGGTGAGTGCTGCAGCAATGATGATGGTGGTGGTGACGAGCTTGAACAT